GGAGCATCCTCAGCGACAGGAAGCTACGGAGCATCCTCAGCGACAGGATACAACGGAGCTTCCTCAGCGACAGGATACAAAGGAGCATCCTCAGCGACAGGAGACTACGGAGCATCCTCAGCGACAGGAGACTGTGGAGCATCCTCAGCGACAGGATACAAAGGAGCATCCTCAGCAGAAAGCCCTAACGCTGTAGCTGTGGCTTGGGGATATAAAGGAAAAGCAAAAGGCGTGAAAGGCTCGTTCCTTGTCCTTGCAGACTGGAAGTGTAAAGGAAAAGAATCAGATAACTATTATAAAGAAGATATGTGGGAGCTCAAAGATGCTGTGATGGTTCGTGTTGACGGAGAAACAATCAAAGAAGATACATGGTACACGATGATTGACGGAAAAGTTGTTAATGAGGTGAAGTGATGATTAGAAAATTAATAGAAGAAATTATTGAAAAGTATTATCGGGAAGACGGTGAATACTATTCAAGAGATCGTGAAGATGAAAGCGGAAATGATTTGGAGATGGATAAAGAAATTAAATCCGCACTGCAAGAAAAAGGAATTCTGTTCAATGTTGAATTTGAATATGGATTTTCTTCGCCGGGTTACGAAAATGATTTTCTGACTATTGCATGGATAGAAGCGGATGGAACGTTGGAACTTATAACGGTATTGTTAGAAATTAAATAAATTACAGAAAGGAGTGCGGAGCTCCGGCCGGGCAAAGATATATCGGCTCCTTTCGAGAAGATGTATATACAAGAAGATGACTTGAAACTAAATGACTGGCAGTTCTCGCAAAGAAAATATCTGCCATATGAAACAAAGCTACGGCTTACAGAAACCCGTATAAGAGAATGGCATTACAACTGGGATGGACAAGTGTATTTAAGCTATTCTGCTGGACTTGATAGCACAGTGCTACTACATATGATCCGAAAAATATTAGGAAATGATGTCCCAGCTGTATTCTCCAATACAGGTTTGGAATTTCCAGAAATCGTGAGATTTGCAAGGAAAGCACCGGGAGTGTTTGTAGAGATATATCCGAGAGAAAAGGATGGAAAGAGGATTACATTTAAACAGGTCGTTGACCAATACGGATTCCTGCTTGTGTCGAAAGAAACGGCATTGAAAATACATAAGTTGCGACACGGGAACTTATCAGATCGGTATAGAAACTATCTGCTGAACGGGGACGAGCGTGGAAAGTTCGGAGTTTTGGCAAAAAAATGGAAGTTTCTGTTGGACGCAAAATTTGATACATCTGAGAAGTGCTGTCACATTATGAAGAAGAAACCATTTAAAGAATACGAAAAGCGCACAGACAGAAAACCATATATCGGCACAACAAAGATTATGGATATGACGGTGGCGGCGTTGTAAATCCAGCAGTTATAACTGTTGGCTGAAAAGGAAAGAAAAGATGAATGGTAAAGACTTTATAAGAGCGCTTGAAGAAGCCAGGATAAAAATAGAGTTGTCAAATAAACACATTTTGTTTATGCATCCTGAAGATATCGCAATACTTGATTTGGACAAGGTGAGCAGCAGTGTGTATCTTGTTGAAGAAAGAAGATTGGAACATGGAAAAGTAATAGCGATTACAGGTGAAGAATTTAAAAGGATTGTATGGGATGCAATCAAAAACAATAAAGTGAAGTATCACAGAGGAAGAAAAAATGAGAAGGTTTGATATTGGTGGCAAAATCAGATGTTATGAATCAGGTGTACAAGGTATATGTGTGAAATTCTACACACCTACAGCATGTGAGGAACAGACGATGGTAGAGACAGCAGACGGAAGGTTTTACCACGCACCAACAAGGACATGGGAAAAGACGGATACAATTTATTTTGAGAGTCTGTCGAGAAATATTGGGATATCAGCAATATGTGATTCAATTTATGGTGAATTGCAGAAAAGCGGAAAGTACATGGTCATTGCAAGAAGAAAGAGGGAAATAAAGTGCGAAAAGAATCACTGATTCATAAAATCCTGAGGAAGCTCGGATTCATCAAGGATATTGAGGATGATAGGAAATTGAAAATGGAGATGTGCAAAAGAGCAATAAGAGCAAATGTATGTCCGGAGGATTGCGATATGTGCGCATGGGATACGAAAGGTGGAGTTAGTTATGAGAATCATTAGTCAGAATAGTCAAATAGACTTGCCGTATAATAGAATAATGCTCTGCGTGGAAGGAGTGCTTGTTACTGCAAGAAATGACGGAAACCAATATCTGATCGGGAAATATCACACTGAAGAGAAAGCAATTAAGGCTATGGAAATGTGCAGAAAAAAATATCTGGATTTCGAGACTTATGGTCCGGGTATGTTTCCGTTTGAATCTCCAAAAGTATTCCAGTTTCCAACAGATGATAAGATTTAGAGAGCGAGGAAGAAATGAAAGAGCCAAGCGAAAAGAAAGCGATCATCAAAAAGATGATGAAAGAGGGAAAGACATATAAGCAGATTTCGGAAGAGACAGGAATCTGCTATGGAACTGTCGGAATATACGGTGGGAAGCTTAAGAAAGCTGAGAGGGAAAAGAAATGCTTCAACGGAGACAGGCATTTGTGCAGAACTTGCAAATACCGTGCTTCCGGTGCAAGAAGTGGTTGCGACTATATCATACATACTGGAAACGAGCGTGGTTGTAATCCGGAAGTGTGTAACAAGTATGAGAGAGGAAAGCGAAAATGAGACTTAAACCAGTAGTAAAGGCAAGTGAGTTTGTGAGATTCGGATTCAAGCCTTGCCGAGGACTTCCGAAAAGCGCAGAGAGTTACTATCTCTGCGTGAAGAACGGACACAGAGTGATGTTTGTGGACAGCAAGCATTTTACTGAAACTGAATGGCCGATCAAAGATGCAAGGATACACAAGAATCCAAATTGCAGATACAGCGACAAGCGGACAGCAACCGAGATCGAGTGTGAATTGGTAGTGAATGGCTTGCTGGAAGAGGTGAGGGAATGAATACACTAGGATACAGATTGATTGAGCTACTGAAAGCCAAGGATATGACTCAGAAAGATCTTGCAGATACAATCGGTGTATCAGAAGTGTCAATATCAAGATATGTGAACAATGCAAGAAAACCTAGAACGATGGTTCTCTACAAGATGGCAGAGGTACTTGGTGTGAGTGCTGAGTATTTGTTGACAGGAGACAAAAAAGAAGAATATGGAAAGTGGATTCCAGTAAGCGAAGGATTTCCAAAGAGACCAAAGCAAGGATATTACGAAGGATATATCGTACAGTGCAAACATATTTCAAAGCCGTTCAGTGCTTAATGGAATGGCGAGAATTGGACTGACGAGGACGATGATGATGTGGACGGAGTAATAGCGTGGATGGAATTACATAAGCCTTACAGAGAGGAAGAGTGACATGAAAAACGGAATCATATACAAATCAGATGGTGATGCACTGATAACGATATTCAAGGCACTGCGACTTGACGGAACACTTAAGAGACCGCTGACAACGAAGGAAATGGTGTTGTTGTTTTCAATCGGAAAGAAATTACAAGAAGAGATAGGAGTTGACGGATAATGCGTTACACAACATACCACTGCGGTAAAGCAGTAATTAAAGACAAGAACAAGCTGTCAGAAGCTATGGAGAAGTTAGCGGAGTTTGAGGAAAAAGAAAAATGTGGAGAATGGCTTGATGCTATCGAACTTGCGAAAATTGCTATTGCTCTACAAAGTCAGAAGTGGATTCCATGCAGCGAGAGGTTGCCGGATGGAGAAGCTCTTTGTTGTGACAGTGCCGGTTATATGATTGTTGGTTGCGTAAAAGAAGAAAATGGAAGATACATTGCTGAGACAGATGATGATTATTTAATTTGTGTTGCATGGATGCCATTGCCGGAGCCAATGAAAGAAGATGATGTTTAAATGGGAAAAATAAAGGATTTAAAAGGAAAAAAATTTGGAAAATTAACAGCAATCGAATTTATTGGAATAGGAAATAGACGTTATGCAATGTGGAGATGCCTTTGTGATTGCGGAAATGACTGTATAACTAGTACGGACGTTTTGACAAGAAAAGGAAATCACTCGTGCGGATGCTTAGCTAAGGAGCATTTAAAAGAAATGAGCAGAAATAATATTACACACGGAATGACTGGAAGTAGGTTGCTAGGATGTTACAAATCAATGATGAGTAGGTGCTATAGAGAAAAAGATATTCACTATAATGCTTATGGCAAACGCGGGATTGTTGTGTGCGATGAATGGAGAAATGATAAAAAGATGTTTATACAATGGGCTTTAGCTAATGGATATTCTGATAACCTTACGCTTGATCGTATAGATGTTAATGGCATTTATGAGCCATCTAATTGCAGATGGATTCCAATGAGTGAGCAATACAAAAACAAGCAATCGAATTGCAAAAAGATATTACCGAAGCCGTACAAAGGAGAATGATTATGAGCAGACTAATTGATGCTGATGAATTTCAAAAACAGATAGTAGGAATGGCAATCTTGAACAATTATCCACCGGACAAAGCTAATGCACTTTGCAAATTGGTAGATAGCCAGCCGACAGCGTTTGATGTGGAGAAAGTTCTGAATGAATTAAAGCATGAAGAATCAGAAGCACTTAGAAGATATAGTGAATCAAAGGGAACGGCTTATGCATTTTCTGATAAATGTTCCTGTGATAATTGGGCGAAAGCCATTGAAATTGTTAAGCGAGGTGGAGTAGATGAAAAATAAAGAAAAATTTGCAAAAGAGCTTGCGTGTAATGAATCTGATATTGCAGTATCTAAAGCTACCGGAAATCCAATCAATTGCAATATTATCAAATGTGATTGCTGTGCGTTGTATAAAGGCGGCATATATAATGATTACACGTGTTGTGGAGCATTAAAAAAATGGGCAGAATCGGAGTATGTTGAAAGACCTGTCGTTAGCAAAGCAGATAGAGCGTTTTTGGAGCTTCTCAAAGAAGAGTATAAGTACATTGCAAGAGACGAAGAAGGATATTTATTTGCTTATATCGATAAACCAGTAAAGTCCTCGGTCTTGTGCGGTTGGAGTAGCCGTAAAGCTAATTGTGTTAGTGTAAATCGTTACTTTGACACAGGCTTCCCGATGGTCAAAAGGTCGGATGATGAACCGTGGCTTATCGAAGATTTGAAGAAATTAGAGGTGGTGGAAGAGTATGAGTAGAGAAATACTTTTCAGAGCGAAACATATTCATACAATTCCGGGTAATGAGCATCTAAATGGAACATGGGTGCATGGCTATCTTAGTGACGAGAATTATATTTACGATAAAAGCCTTGAGGGTGAATTCCTGGTTGATGAAAATACGATTTGCCAGTATACAGGATTAACCGACAAGAACGGAAAGAAAATATGGGAAGGAGATATAATTAAATACCATTTTGGAGAAGTTTATGCGCCGGTAAAATTCGGAGAATATCAGAGTTGTTTTGATAGCACATCAACGAGCCATGTCGGATTCTATGTGGACTGGGACGAAAAACATGATTTTAGAAAAGACTTGGGATATTGGATCAAGTTGGCTGATGCAGAAGTTGCAGGCAACATATTTGACAATCCTGAACTGTTAGAAGAGGAGAATGTGCATGGAAGATGCGATCAGAATCATTGAAGGGTTGGATACATCCAATAGTGAGGAGAACATTGAAGCGAAGAGGATGGCAGTAGCTGCTATGAATAAACAGATCCCCAAAAGACCGGTTGAACATTTCACTGGTGACGAGTGGGAGTGCAAATGTCCAGTGTGCGGAGGGATAACGGATACCCCGGCAGAAGTAATAGAAAAATGCATTCAATATTGCGGTTGGTGTGGACAGAAATTAGATTGGAGTGATGAACAGTGAAGAGAAGCACAGATAGAAGAAGATGCCAGGCAGAGGTGAGAGCAAATTTGCAGGACCATTACGGTGGACTCGCCGAGATGCCAGTAGATCAGAAAGCAAGCGAAGAGTTTAACCGTCCGGCATATCAAGCAAGGAACCTGATAAGGACACAAGGCGAGTATTTAAGCGAGTTGCCACATGAGTGAATAGAACGTATGGGAGTGGACTTGAGCCGGAACATAGTGGTTTAAGCCACTCCCTTGAAAGAAGGATCGCGTATGAAGTTATGTAAATGTGTAAAAAGCGAGATAAATTATTACATAAAAGAGTGTAACTTTACCGATGAAGAATTGAGGATTTTTATTATGTTATCAAAAGGAAAAAGCATAATTGAAATTTCGGAAAAACTTTCTGTTTCAGAATCAACTGTAAACAGACGAGTGAAAAGTATAATGTCCAAAGTGATGGAGGTAGTAAAATTGAAAGATAATAGTATTCCTGTATGGGAAAAGGTAATGCTTACAGTGGAAGAAGCTTCGCAGTATAGCAACATTGGTGTTAACAAGATAAGTTCCATGCTGAACGAACCAGGATGCCCGTTCCTTTTTTGCGTTGGAAAAGGTAAAAGATTAGTTAAAAGAAAAGAATTTGAGAAGTATATTGAAAAAACAATTGAAGTCTAACATTGAAATATGAGCCTTTATATAGTAATATGTAGCTGTATAGTGGCTCTTTTGTAAGTGGAAGGAGCAAAAAAAATAATGGGAAAGGATTTAAAAGGAAAAGAACTAGGAGTTGGGATAACTCAAAGAAAAAACGGGACCTATCAAGGAAGATATAAAGATAGGTTTGGCAATTCCAAGACAATATATTCAAAAAAGTTATCTGAATTAAGAAAAGATCTTGCTGTTAAAATTGCAGAAAATGAAACATTTGTAAGTGTAAGAGAAACCGTAAAATTGGATAATTGGTTTAATCAATGGATAAAGATATATAAAGAAAAGAGTGTACGCCCTAATACTCTCAGAGAATACACTCACATATACAATAAGAATATATCACCTTTTATAGGAAATCGCAACATAAATTCTTTGGTTAAATCAGATATTCAAAGAATAATAACATTGGCTCATACAAATGGATATGGGTATGAAAGGCAAAATAAAATCAAAGTCATATTATCAGATCTAATGGCTAGAGCTCTTGAAGATAATCTGATTTCAAAAAACCCGGTTTTAGGAGCAAAAGTTATAGACAAGAAAGAATCTAAAGCTAAATCTCTTACTCTTGAAGAACAGAACATTTTCTTTGAATATTGCAAAAATACATTTTATGATAATATGTTTAATGTTGCAGTAAATACTGGAATGAGACCAGGAGAGCTTTTTGCGCTGACAGAATCAGATATCGATTTTGAAAATGGGTTCATCGATGTAAACAAAACGTTAGTGTACCAAAAGTATCTTACAGATACCAGAAAGACTTTTCACCTAGAAGAACCAAAAACAAAGCAGAGTTATAGGAAAGTTCCGATAAACAGCGTTTGTAAAATATATCTCGAAAGACAGATTCAACAAAAAGCGATAGTATCAAGCAAGAGACCAAAAGAACAGAATGATTTTTTGTTCACTACAAAGTACAATACTCCGATAAATTCAGTGATATATGCAGATGCTATACATGCGGTTATAAGAGAAATAAATTTGTTGCGACCTAACAATGATTTGTTCAAAAATTTTAGTGGACATACATTTAGGCATACGTTTGCCACTCGATGTTTTGAACACGAAATCGATCCTAAAGTTGTTCAATCATATTTAGGTCATGCAAGTGTTAAAATGACTCTTGATTTATACACTCATGTTACGAAAGAAAAATCTTTTAATGATATTGAAAAACTGGTAGATAATACGCCAAATAATATCGTGGATTTTAAACAAAAAATTTCATAAGTGTGTAAATGGTGTGTAAGTTACACACTTGTCAACATGAAAAAGCCTTAAAATAAAGGATTTTTGGAGCATTTTGTACTAAACTTTATAAACTTATTATGTATATCAGGTGACACCTTACGATCTGTATGGAACACCGTTCTAACACTGAGTTTATAAGGGTTTCAAGCAATTTGGCATACACACTGAATTTCATAAAATTACACGTATTTACACGAATTTACACAGCAAAAGTGTGTAAAAAGTGTGTACGGTACACAGCAAAAGTGTGTACGCAAAATAGTAAATAAAATAGAGCCACTATATGACATAAATATGAGAAGAAAGTGAAAACTTGCTTCTCATTTTTTATGCGAAAATTTAACCATAAGGAGGCGGTCAAATGTTTTCAGATGCGATACTTGTTCAGATATTCAGTGATGATCGTCTCAATGGCATCCCACTTGAATATCAGTCAACGGTTGTTCATGTTGTAGAAGATGTGATTGACAGAAGATTCTACACTGATAAACCGTTCGCTTCAAGAGAAGAGATACTTGAGGATGTGTGTGAAAGATAGGAGGTCTATCATGTACGAGAATCCATATTTTGGAAATCCGTACTTGCAACAGAATCAGCAGAGGTACGGAACTCCATATCAGCAACCAGTTCAACAGATGCAGGCTCAACAGCAACCTGTTTACAACCAGATGCAACAGGTCCCTCAACAGATTCAGCAACCGCAACTGATTGGTCACATTGTTGACGGTCAAGAGACGATACAGGCAAGTGACGTTCCAATGAACGCTCCTTATGCGCTGTTTCCAAAAAATGATTTGTCAGAAATCTATTTGAAGTCATGGACTGCCAACGGAACAATTCAGACAATAGTCTTTAAGCCTGTTCAAAATCAGCAGACAGACAATTTACCGTCTACTCAATCAGAAATGAAAATAGGGCTATCTGACGATGCGACAGAAGCGTTTATGAAGAGATTTGACGAGCTTGGACGGAAACTTGATGAACTGGAAAACTCTATGAGCAACAGCAAACCGAAAACACGGTCTACAGTCAAAAAGGATGGTGACGGAGAATGAACCCAATTAACCTTTTCGGAAATCCTCAGCAGTTTTTAAAACAGATGATGGGGAATAATCAAGTAATGAATAACCCCATGGCCAAGAATGCTCTTGATATGGCTCAAAAAGGAGACATGAAAGGAATAGAGCAGTTGGCAAGGAACCTTGGGAAAGAACAAGGAACAAATGTTGATGAACTTATGAATCAAATAAGAAGTAAGTTTGGATTATAGCATATTAGAGGTTTGTGCACAGAAACTCGAGAAACCTCTTTATGAATAAAATTAAGGAGGAACTAATATGTTTAACTCAACTAACACACCTTTTACAATGCCAGTCATGCCAGCAACAGGCGGTTACGCTGATGGAGCTGGTTGGGGAGACGGGGGATGGTTATGGATCATCGTCGTATTCGCACTGCTTTTTGGCTGGGGAAACAATGGATTTGGTAACGGATTCGGAAATGGTGGCGGTTATGCAGCAACAGTAGCTACACAGGCTGACATTCAGAGGGGATTCGATACTCAGAACATTGTTGGAAAACTGGACGGAATCAACAATGGATTGTGTGATGGCTTTTACGCTCAGAATACAGCTCTGATGAATGGATTCCACGGAATTGACAACGCAATCTGCAATCTTGGATACCAGACACAGCAGGGATTCAACACAACAAATGTTGCTCTGATGCAGGGTCAGAATGCATTACAGGCACAGCTTGCCGATTGTTGCTGCCAGAACAGAGAAGCTATTTCTCAGGTAAGATTTGACATGGCACAGGATACATGCGCTTTGCAGAACACAATGAACACGAACACTCGTGATATCATTGAGAGTCAGAACGCTGGAACAAGAGCAATCCTTGATTACCTCTGCCAGGATAAGATCGCTACATTACAGGCTGAGAACAACGATCTGAGACTTGCAGCTTCACAGGATAGACAGAATGCTCTTCTGACTACTGCAATGACAGCTCAGACAAATCAGATTATCAATGCTGTAAACCCGACACCAATTCCGGCATATCAGGTGCCTAACCCAAATGTGTATTACGGATGCGGTAATGGATGTGGTTGTTAATGACCAACAATCAAAACGGAAACTACTCTTTTCTTGATATGTTGAACGTCTTTTCCGTTATCTTGCAGATGATTGGATACGACCAAGATCAGAAGCAAACGTCTAATGATGACTTGCTAAGAGCCTTGCAGAGACAGGACAGGGAGTATCTCGAGAAGATAATTTCCAATCAAAATCAAATCTTGGAGATTCTTTCCAAGACGGAAGAGTAACTTAACTTAAATGTTATGTCTGCTATAAGCAGTATTACGAATACAAGGGGCAGACTGTAAAAGGTTTGTCCCTTAAATTATGGAGGTAAAATACTATGGCTGAATATTTAGCTGTTTCTGCTCAAGAAGTAGCAGTGAACGGAAATGTTATCTTTACAAACACGGCAGTTCAAGGAAATAACTGCATCAAACATCGTGAGGGTTCTGGAATCGTGACTCTGAGAGGAATTACAAATCAGTGTAGAGCGCGCTATTTTGTTGATTTTTCAGCAAATATCGCAGTACCGACCGGAGGGACAGCTGGAGCAATCTCACTGGCTATCGCAATCAGCGGAGAGCCTGTTCTTTCTTCTCAGATGATTAGTACTCCGGCAGCAGTTGACCAGTACAATAATGTATCTGCTGGTATCTATATTGACGTACCGGCCGGATGTTGTGTGAATATTGCTGTTGAGAATACAAGTACGCAGGCAATCAACGTGGCAAATGCGAACCTTGTTGTTACAAGAGAAGCTTAGGAGGTGAGAATATTATGCATATCAAACATATCCATGAATTGATTGAAAAACTTTCTGAGTGCGCTTGTGCTGAACTTTCTAGCGGTATTGAAAACGTTAATACTTGCGAGATGGGACAGGTCATCGATATGATTAAAGACCTTGCCGATGCTGAATACCATGCAAGAATCTCAAAAGCTATGGAAGAATCTGATGAAGATGAAAAAGAGGAAGAGAAGTATCTTCTGAAAATGTTTAAGGACCAGTATGGTGAAGAGGATGCCAGGAGATATTATGACGAATACCGTTATAAATCCGGCAGATTTGCTCCGAAAGGTCACGGAATGAGAAGAGGATATAATGAGCCGCCTTATTGGCACATGACTCCTGAGATGTATCGTGACTGGGACACTGATCGTGACATGGACAGAGACAAGCACGGAAGAATGTATTACACAGAGCCTAAATCATCCAGTCGCTATGATATGGCTCGCCGTGGCTATACAGACGCAAGAGATACACACAAGGACAAGGACACGAAGATGCATGAGCTTGAGTCCTATATGACAGAACTTGGAAAAGACGTGACTGATCTGATTTCTGACATGACGCCGGAAGAGAGAACTCTTGCAAAATCAAAGCTTGCGACTCTCATCAATAAGATGTAATTCACGGGAGGGCGAAAGCCTTCCCTTTTTAAGTAGGTGGTTTGATGAATTTCTATATCAATGATGAATTATGGCATGTCCAATATGAAAATCCATCCAGTGAGCTACTGAGACGTTCAGACGGTGTTTACACGCTCGGAGTTACTGACAGAATGACCAATACAATCTATCTGTCTAATCGTCTCCCGGATACCATGTTTGACCGCGTTCTTTCCCATGAGATGACTCACGCTGTTTGTATGACCTACGGAATTTCTCTTCCTATAGAAACAGAGGAACGCCTTTGCAATTTCATTTCTGACCATGCGAGAGAAATTATTTCATTGACTGATTTGATTGAAAATATTTTGCTTGCTCGTGTTGTTTATTAATTTCATTTGTGTTATAATAATATCAGCGACGAGAAATATGTGAAGAACGAATGGGATTCAGATCAACAATGGTCAGGAATCGTCAGCCTGAGTATACTGAGAAAAAGGATAGTACAAAATACTGTCTTTACTCTCAGCGTACTCAGGCTTTTTTGTTTTACAAAAATAGGTTTTCGGATTTAAAATCGAAAAACTAGTTGCGAATCATACTCCAGTGATCTTGGATACGAGTCTATAAAGCAAGAAACTCTTGATAGCGGTCGTGTTATTTATCACAGAAGAATCACACAGCTTGGAAGAAAGTTTATCTTAGGTTTGTTTGATATGGCTGCATAATCCACACTATAAGAATAATATTTTGGTAACGGAAATTGCACGGTTGATCCGTGCTTTTTCATGCAAACTATTGAGTTTTTAAAAAGAATGTAATACAATTACAGTATATCGAAAGAAAGGAAAAAAGGATTATGGGAAACTCAAAAAACACAGGAACAAAAATTTGCAAGCATTGTCAGTCAGAAATACCAAAGAAAGCAAAGGTTTGTCCGAATTGTAGAAAGAAACAGGGTGGCAAGCTGAAATGGATTATCATTGCAATTGTAGTGATTGGAATTATCGGAGCTGCTATGGGCGGTGGTGGATCAGACGATTCCACAGCAAAGAGTGATTCAAACAGTAAATCTTCCACAGATGCTAAACAGGAAGAAACAATTGAGTATACACAGGTTTCTATCGGTGACATGGTGGATGCTCTTGACAAGAATGCAGCAGCAGCTTCTGATGAGTACAAAGACAAGTATCTTGAAATTACAGGAAAACTTTCAAATATAGATAGCGACTCATCATACATTAGTATTCTTCCTGAAGATGATGACTTTGCACTTACTGGAGTTCAGTGCTACACAAATGGAGATGAAGATATCATTAACGCTGTGAAGACTCTTTCAACTGGTGATACTATTACAGTAAGAGGAAAGTGTACAGATGTAGGAGAGGTTATGGGATACAGCCTTGACCTTGATGAAATCGTACAGTAACAATTGAATATGGATTATTTTGGAGAGGGATTTTTATTCCTCTCTATTTTTTTGAATTTAGGTATTGACTTATGTACGGACATAAGTTATTATTTATGTACGGACATAAAAGGTGGTGAGAAATATGAGTCCTAGAACTGGAAGACCAACTGATGATCCAAAAACAAAAAGAATGGAAATAAGAATTTCTCTTCTTGACAGTATAAAGCTTGAATATTGTTGTGAAACTCTCAATCTTTCAAAATCGGAAGTGATAAGAGAGGGCATAAACAATGTTTACCAAAAAGCCTTAGAATCATCAAAAAAATAGAACATTGCCCGACTACCAATCAACGCAATGTTCTACAAATGTTAGAAGTTTCCTTCTGCAAATATTATAATGCAGACGGGGACTTCTTTCAAGAACAATTTTTTAATTGAAAGGAGTTTTTATTATGCAGGAAATTAACTTAGAAGTAAATATCATGAAGCCAGAGGACAACAGAGCAATTCTCCATTACATTGCGGACAATCTTGTCTGCTATACCAGTCTTGCCGAACTTGCAGGATTTTGTAAAATGTACGCAGCAAAGTATGATTTTATAATGATGTCTAAGGGGGACAAATAAATGAAAGACGTTGATTTTTACGAAGACAGAGATGGATTTTACAGAGAGATTTATAGAGATGACATTAAGAAGCTGGTAGATGAACTGGAAGATGTTGATGCAATCAGGGTACTTCTTGACTATGCATTTGGCTATCGGGAACTGCAAAAAGCGAAAGCAAAATCAAAGGTAAGAGCAACAGTGTAATTTGATATGGAGGATAAGAATATGACAAAAGAGAATTTAGCAGTAAGTGAAATAGTATTACCTATCAGAGAATACAAAGGACAGAGAGTAGTTACTTTCAAGGACATTGATGAAGTTCACCAGAGAAAGTTTGGAACTGCTAGAAATAACTTCTATAAGAACAAATCTCACTTCTTGGAAAATGAAGATTATTTCGTTATCACAAGAGAAGATTTCAATGTGGCTAATAACCACATTGGAGAAATCCCACCAAAGGGAGTCACTTATTTGACCGAAAGCGGTTATCTGATGATTTTTAAGACATTCAAAGATGAATTGTCGTGGAATGTTCAGAGAAGACTTGTGAATACCTATTTCAGAGCGAGAGAAGTGGCAGAAATTCCGCAGAGACCGAAGGTATCTAGCATCCCGGCACCTAAACCAGTGACGTTCTACAGAAAAAACAGATATAAAATAGCAGCTATTTGTAGCAGCTACGGTGTAGAAGAAGAATTTTTGTTTGAGCTTATATTTCCTTACATTGAAGAAAAATTCGACCTTGAGGAAGCAGAAATCAGATATATTATGGGGACAGGAAAGAGACTTGAAAGCAAATTAGATTTATTTGACTTCTTCCCTGACATGGCTGAACGTGCAAAAACCGTGATTGACAGCATTTACGAATCAAGGGTAGAACATAGAGAGGAGAAAAATAATGGTAGCAAGGAAGCTTAAAGTAAAAGTCAGCGATATGAGAAGCACGATGAATAATATCGAAGAGAAAATTCGCCCGATCAGCGACAGTGTGGTTACAGATTACTTTGCGGAAGACCTGCTGCCATTGGTTACGATTGCCGACAAAGTGGAGATGGGGAAGACAAAAGCACTGATCTACGCTTTCAAGCTCGGTTTTAGAGCCGGGAAGATGGAGTTAAAAGAAGAATTGCTGAATAATTTCCGCAAATAATCAAATAGGGGAGATCATTTCTCCCCTTGCTTTTTCCTTATAAACCGCTTGATTTCAAGAATCATCTGCTCTCTGCCCTCATATCTGTGGATATCATCAACATCCCTGGAAGTGATCGCGGAGCCGATATCGCGAGTATTTTCCTTGAGACGTTTGTCCAGGTACTCTAAAATGTCCTCGTACATGCTAATACTCCTTTTCTTTTTATCATAACATTTTTTCAGAACGGAGTAAAGTTCGCGGTTTTAGGGAAAAAATTTGAAATTTTTGAGAAATTTTTAGAGAAAATCTAAATACCATTATATAAATACAATTAGATGCAAACTATATATGCAAGATATATATAAAAGATATATAGTAATGATATATAGCAAAGATATATATGATAGATATATAGTATTTATATATAGTGTTTATATATACCTTTTATATATAGCTTGATATATAGCTTTTATATATGTTATTATATATGCAAGATATATATCATTTATATATATAAAAGATATCGTTTAAAAAGGAGTGATTCCATTGAAAAAATACCAGAAAGACGCACAAAACCGTTACAACTCAAAGTTTGATATTGTGCAAGCTAGATTACCGAAAGGAACGAAAGAGCGAATACAGAGCCTAGACTACACTATAAACGCTTTTATCGTTGAAGCCGTAGAAACTATGCTTAAATCACTTGAAACGCCAACAGCCCCGATTTTAGAGCCTACAGAGAGCGTTTTGACCGAAAAAGAGACGAAAGAGGTCGACCAGATGGCAGCAGTTGAAGTGATGCCATGGGAAGAGGGCTACACGGAGTCAAAACCTGATCCAGTACATGAACAGGAAATGAAAGAAGTAAATGACGTCAAGGCGAAATACTATGTCAGAAAGTATGGGGAATCAATCTTGACTGATTCAGTAATTCAAGGAGAAATTCTTCTCACTTGTGGCGGGGAAGTGCTGGGAAAAGTAAAAGAGTACGTTGACCACCCGGAACTGCTGGAAGAACCGAAACAAGAACAGCCGAAGCAAGAGGATGACAAGATTACTCTTGAAAACTGGCAGAAACAGATAGACAAAAACAGAGCTGAGGAAATCAAGAAGCTTGAAGATGAAGAAGAACAGCAGAAGAAAAGACGCGAAGAATGGCAGACCTCGACAAAGAATGACATCTTTAACCACGTCAAAAGAATTAGAAACGGTTCAGAAATGACCGAGGAAGAGAAGAAGAAAGAAGCAGATCGGGAAGAGTGGAAGAAAAAGAACAACAAGGAATTCTGCATTTGATTCTGTGACTTCGCAGAATGTGCCTAGAATCAATTTGAATTGGTTTAGACTAGACTTTATTGATTGATAATAGAAAATGGATTTAAAAAGAAAATAGGAGGGACCTATCATGCATGAACAACTTTACAAAGTTATTTTAGAGTATCACTTGAAAGCTCATAAAGTTACTAAGTTTAGCAAGCCTGTGTATATGCCTGAAAGCTTGTATAATATGCTTAGAATCGATTTAAAGAGCGGATGCGATGTTTCTTACCTTTTGGACGGAATAACAGTTTATTTGGCAGATATGTACATTGAGAAGAAGATGAGGAGTGCTCTTGATGATGGTAGAATTTAAGACGCAGGAAGAGCAAAACAAATACGTTGACACTCTTAAAAAGTTAGTCGCCAAACAAAACAATAAGCCTTGTATGGAATGGCAGTGCAAAGAAGCTTTAAAAGGTGAATGTGACAAAGCTCCTTGTAAATCCTGCTGCTATTATGGTTGTTGGTGTTGTCTGTATCGTGATAAATGTGTTTTGAAAGAATACGAATAATAAACAAAAAGAGCCGGGATTTCTCCCGGTTCTCTTTACCTTCCAAACAATCTTTCAAAGAAACCTTTCTTTTTCGGTGTGCACTGCCGCATCCAGTGATTAATCAAACGCCATGTTTCACTCTTGTCGTACATCGGAACAACTATTTTTTTTACTCCGCTATCAGGATTCATATAATATGCTTGCCCATAGCGCGGTAAATACTCGCAACCGTTAAAGCCTAATATATTTCTACTGTCTTGCGCTGACCTCGTACGCAGTCCAACACGGGCATCAAAATTGACTTTGATTTCTGTCGGTATGACCTTGGCAAGTGGACACTGAGTCGCGCAGATTAGATGGACTCCGGCGGCACGTCCTATTTGTGCTATGCGTTGGATTAGTGGCATTACCTGTTTTTTGTTCGTGGTCATTAAGTCTGCTAATTCGTCAATAATAACATATAACTGCGTTCCCTGGTATTTTTTCTCGTGTGCTCTCTGCATCTGTGTATATCTCATTTCAATGGTATTCATAGCCCTCTGCAATCCTATGACCATCTCAGCCGGTTCGGATGCGTAGAACGCCGTGTGCGGAAGATATCTATAGTCTACGAGTTCCACCCTCTTCGGGTCGATAAGAATGAACTGTACTTGAGACGGTGCTTCGAATAGTGCAGTTGTGATAATCCCATTGATTACCACGGATTTTCCTGATCCAGTAGCTCCAGCCACTAACAAATGCGGCTGCTCCATCATGTTCCCATAGATTACAAAACTCTTTCCATCTGGTGTGATCCAATTTCTCTGTGCTTTCATTTTCTCAAGTCCTCCGTTTTTCTAGTTTAATGCCTTGTCGATCGCTTCTGCTAAATGTGGGAACGCTTCTTGTACTTCCTGCATTGTGTCCGCTGTAAAGTCTCCGATTGTTTTCTCGTCCTTGTAAACATTGCCATGATAAACGCAATCTAAATCGCTAAAGCTCCAATCTATTCCGGTTATTTCTTTTGGGTTGTTCTTGTACCACATATTAATACTAATCATGCTATTTCCCTCCTGATCTGCTTAAAAGCTCCGGGGATTGCTCCCCGGTTGGTCTGTCTATTTGCGTGCGCCTTTCTCAAGTTCTCTGTAAAGAAGGTTGCAAGCTAATTTCTCCGCTTTGTCCTCTGTGTATCTTGCCTTTTCTTCCTCTGTCTCTTCAAGGATATTTCCAAGAAAGTTGATCGCTGATCTGAGAAAAATATCATCAGCAACCGGGAACGCTGTTGGAAGTCCCTGCATCCAGTCCATGAACATTTCGCTTTTGTTTGCTCTGCCTGCGATGTAATAACAGTCGTGTTCTAACTTTTCAACTCTGAACGCCTCCAGGATGTCTGCGCAGATCTCGTTAAAATCTGTCTTTGCTTCCCTGCCTTCGAATGTGAAATATTCGCTCGCCGCTTCGTAGCTGTCCATGATCTCTTTTTTGATGTTCTCCATTGCCTTTTTGCTGTTTGTTCTTAACATTGCTTTTTTCCTTTGCTCCTGTTATAATAGAGCTACCTTTCTTTTGATTGGTGCCGATCGGGTTTAGTTGGTAGCTTCTCCGATCGGCTTTTTGTTTTGTTGTTTTCTATGGTTATAATATATCACTTTATAAAGTTACTGTCAATACATTTATAACTTTTTTTGATAATATTTTATTGACTTGTAAAGAGTGTTGTATTATCCTTATTAATATAAAAGGAGGGAAAGCAAATGCTTAAATACAAATTCAATGTGGGGGATGCACTGGAAAGAGCTGGATTCACTACATACAAAGCAAAAAAGACAGGATTATTAAGCCAAGACACGTTAAGAAAGATTAAGAATGAAGAAACAAATATCACACTTGGAGCGTTAAATTCTATTTGTATGATTCTTGATTTACAGCCGAAAGACATCCTTATATATGAAGAAACAGAAGACGAAGAAAAGAAAAAACAAGAATTATTTTAAAAGCATTGACATAACTTTATAAAGTGATATAATAATACTTGTAAGAGATACATTGATTATAGCGTTCAAAGGAGGAAAATACAATGAAAAGATATGAATTTACAGGAGCAGGCGAACTGACGGAAAAGGCTTTCCGGGTGTACAGTGATAGTTCTTTTGCATTTTGGAAAGATGGCAATACATTTTTCTACAGTGATAATCCGAACAGTGAAAAGGTAGAGCTTGGATCACTGGAAGATGTAAACGAATTTCTTGAACTGTTCGCAGATTAAAACAGCATAAAATAAATCAATGGAAAGGCAGCTGGAAACGGCTGTCTTTTTGCGCTTCCAGTGTCTATTTAAAAAATAGTTGTTAGTTCAAACTAATATGGCAAGTAGGGTTACAAAAGTGTTAACAAATTGTTACGATAAATATTTAACAAATGTCAACAAAGCCAGTAAACACAAGGGCAAACAGTGATTTATTAAATGTTACGCTGTGCAAATTATTATGCTATTTGTATACAGAATGGATACAGAATGGATACAGCCCTAATAATCGACTTACTAAATAATTTATAATATATATATTTATTACTTTTCAAAACTATATCCTTCACTACGTTCAGTCTATAGTTTTAAAAAGGTCGGGTTTTGAGAAAACACCGACTGTATACCTCCCCAAAATCGATGTAAAAATAAATCGATCAGACAAGAAACGAACAACGGCAGGAAGAGACAACCACAGCCGACAGAACAGTGGATTGTCTGTCCTGATTATCAAAACACGGACACGAAGCGCACAGCCGAGCACGCACATACACGGACGCACACGCCTTGATAAAAAAATAAAATTAATTTACTCGACACTATTGCAAACAGATCTTTGCTGTGTTATAATAGCATCAGCGACAAGAAATCTGTGAAAGCCGAATGGGAGCTGGATCAAAAAGAGCTAGGAATCGTCAGCCTAGGCATATCGAGAAAATAACAGAAAATGAGCTGTTTGATCTCTCGATGTGTCTAGGCTTTTTTGTTTATAGATTATTTGACAGTATGGAGGTGAAGACAATGACTAAGAGAAGAGCAGCGCAGAAAACAGAGAGAGTAGAAGCTGAGACAGTGAACAGTGTTGAAAATGTTGAAGTTGATCCTGTCAACCTCAGAGCCTTAGTTGATGACGTGATCACTGATTACTGCATGAGAGATGATCTTGACGAGTCAGACATTCCACCACAGATCTGGAATGATATCATTGAAGAGATCAGGCTGACATTGTTTGACAAGAACGGTACTTTGCTCTGGGTTGATGGAAGAGTTGGTGTAAGATATGACGATGAAAAAGTAATGAACGCTTACGAGATCTACAAGAGAATCTGCAATAAACATTGCCAGGTTGTCAATATCAAGGGATTCGCCGACATGATCGGGATTGACAAACAAACACTCTATAACTGGGACAGCGATAGCAAATACAGTAATAAATATAATAAACATAGTTGTAGTAGTGGGAATAGACTAAGTAGAAAGACTGTCGATTTACGCAAGAAAATCATGGATGACAACGAGCAGTCATTGGAGTCAATGTTACAAGATAAGCGTATAAATCCGATGAAGGTCCTCCCGTCACTAAACAGGCATCACATGTGGAACCTTCCAGGCGTTAGCCGTGAGAAGGTGGAGGCAAGACCACTGACCGCTGACCAATTGCCACAGCTCGGGCAGGATTTACCGCCACAGATCGAGGAAAACGATTGATATTTTTTAAGATTTGAGAACGGAAAAACTTGTGGTTAAAATAAATCATTGACTTTGGAGTGATTTTAAACTGGATTCCATGGGAAATGGTCAACTCTATTGGATAAATTAGTGTTTATTAAATAGATTAACAATAATACAAATAATCAGACAATAAAGAACCTACCGGGGAGGGGGTTAAAACAGCTTTGAAAAATCGGCTTACTAAGTCCCCAATTCTAACTCAAAAACAAAAAGCCATCATGGAGGAAACGAACATGAACAAAGACAAGCCTGAAAATCTGAAAGGTACATTCGGTTTTAGTGAAATGAAAATAGCTAAGCCAGTCTACAGCGTTGAATTGATAGGTTGCGAATTCGTGATTGTTTAAGCATCGAGCAGCAATGTGGATACGGAAAATGGAATAGTCACTTTTCAATCTGGAGATTCAGTCCAGGCCATGTTCAGACTTGATGATGTAAAAGCACTTTGGAGGATTTTGTAATGACAACAGTAAATATTCTTGGAACTGAATACAGAATTGAAGTCCATAAACGGTCAGAAGATGAATATATGAGAAAGAACGGTGCTGATGGATATTGTTCAGATGACGAAAAGCTTATGGTAATCGCTGATACTTCTGAAAAAGAATCGTTCCCTGATATGACAGATATCGAGCAGTCTGCATATCGAAAGAGATTGCTGCGACATGAAATTACACACGAATTTTTGGACGAATCTGGATTGCAGCATTGTTCCAGTGTTCCGATGGGTGCATGGGCGAGAAATGAAGAAATGGTTGACTGGATAGCAATTCAGTTTCCGAAGATGATAAAAGCTTTTGAGAGTGTGAATGCGCTTTAGGAGAATGTGCGATGGGTGAAAAAGATGAAAATCTCAGACAGGTTTTTATAAAATCTGATGGAATTGTGAGGAGAATGACGATTATAGATGATTGGATTCATGATCTTTCTGAAAAACTTGTTGATGATGCAGACGTGAAGATAGGGAATGGAGAAAATGACGGAGAATTTAAAGCTTCGCTAAGTTTCAAAACAGATTATTTGAAAAACAAATTTGATTGGAAATTGTTATTCGGTTCAAATAACTGGAGAAAACTTCACGGTTTGCCAATGAGACGGAAAACAAACGGGAGAAACTGATTATGCACAGATACGAGATAGTTCAAGAGAGAGTAACGCTGACGATCAGAGCGGATTCGATGAAGATTATAGAAGATATCTTGATTGTCTTTGAAAAGGATGAAGAGACAGTAGCAATTATCAATGGAAAAGATATCAAGTACATTTTGAGAATTGAATAGTGGAGGACAATATGCTGAAAATTATTCAACGCCTGTTCTGTCGACACGATCATACAGTGCATGACCATTCAGACCTTGTTCGACAGGAAGACGGAAGTTTCAAGACAAAACATTATTGGCGGTGTAAGAGCTGCGGAAAGGTGATATCAGGAAAATGATTACAAAGAAAGATTTAAAAGGATTGAGTAAACGGGAACTGAAAGAGATGCTGTGTTTGGCAAGTCAGTGGTGCGAAGAGTGTGGACTTGTTCTTGAGTTCAGAGACTGTTCGAGGGAATTTGCCGGACAGGAAATCGATGCAGATGCATTCGGAGAAGATATCGAATCTCTTGAGGATGAAAAACTTCCATTCTCGTTTGACCCATATGAGGATTGCGACAGATCAGACCTCATTCGTGAAATCGAGATTGCAGAAGAGAAGAACGGATATCTCGAATCAGACAATGATGACTTGAAGACAGCAATTAGAGTTCTGGTTGATCTGTACGCTGGAGAAAGAATCTTCCGGGGTGATTCGTATGAATGATATCGGGTTCAAGGAACAGATTCTTCAGACATCATGTGAAGTTATCAAAAGGGAACTGATGAAACACGAAGAATTCTATGATGCGTTTGTGGCATCTGTTGAATCAGTGATACGTGAGATACCTGAGGTTGGCGAAAAGACACTTGCTATCGCTGAGAGAATCACGAAACGTATTTCAGGGGAGGAATGACATGAAATGGCTTAGAGCAATTGGAATTGGAGTTGCAAAAGGAATTATCGCAGCGCTAGTATTCTTGGTGATAGCGTTAGTTGATTACAAATTCGGAACACTCGGAATACTAGCAGTTTTATTGATTTGTTTTATAATTGCGGAAATCTGGAAAGCGTTGGAAGAGAAATGAAAATTGCCGGGAAAGAAATCAACGATGAATGTGTTCACTGCGGAGAGATTCTTGAATGTGAGCTTTTCAAATAGGGACACGGAATCAGACAAGAAAGAATGAATGTGGTGCAAATGTTTTCTTGTCAGATGAAGCACAGGGAGAAGAGAAATGAGTAAATTGCTGTTGATTTAGGAGAGCGATGAAATGAAAGTATATGTGATTACTTCTGGAGAGTATTCGGATTACAACATAAATGCAGTTGCATTAAGCAAAGAGAAAGCTGAACAGATATGTGCAATGCTGAATGGCTCAAATGGATATCGTAGCGACACGGCTATAATTGAAGAATATGACACAGACGAAATTCAATGTGAGACTAATGAGGATGTTGGTTTATGCTATGATGCAGCGTTTGATTACAAAACATTGGAGAACATGTATTGGTGCGACCCGTTTTATTCATTTGGTAGAAATGAAATTGGAAAAATCCTTACGCATGATGGGCGCATGATCCTGATATCTGCCACATTTTCAAAAGACATGCCTCAGGAAAAGGTTCGAAAAATCATGTGCGACAGAGTGGCTAAGTGGAAAGCAGAGCGATCGAGTTTATAAAAAGGAGAAATGAAACATGGAGCAAAGGTAAAACTTCCATCATGGGCTGGATATTGGTTCTGGTGTATTCCGGCACAGTCAATTCTGATGCATACAAAAGATGGTAAGGACATTGATGTTCGTAGAACTGAGTGTGTAGATTATACATTTTCAAATATTTGTTCCGATGAATGGATTTTTGCGGATGACACGAACTGTCTGGCACTTGGTGGCATGAATACATTTTCATTTCACGAAGCTATGAAGCAGGTGAAGAACAAGAAACGTGTAAGACGATTGACGTTTGAACCAGACATGTTCTTACAACTTGCACAAGCCACTTTCAGAGCTTGTCTTGATGGTGAAAGGGAAGACAAATTTAATAGCGAGGAATACTCAATTATAAAAGCAGGTGAATCTAAAAATTATCCTTATTACACAAAATGTGAGCAGTATGTTCCGACACAAGCAGATATGCTTGCAGAAGATTGGGTATTTGCAGAGTAGGAGGATTAATCATGATTATCACAGGAATGGATCACTTCCAGAGTGTATGTAAAAAGAAACTGACAAACACCTGTCATACGGAGGAATAGAAGATGAAGAAATTAAGATGGATTTTAGCAATTGCATTTCTCATTGCCGGAGTTGCCGGAGGACTTTATGTCGGAGGATATTTGCTTTTGTTTAAATCAATTTTGACAGCTTGTATTGCTTTGGATGCAGGACAACTTACAGCAGCGATTATTTGGATAACAATCGTAAAAGCATTTCTTTCAGTGATTGTTATGGCGGTAATCATTTTTGTTGGATTTCTTGGATTTGCAATTTCAACGCCAAAAAAATAATTAAGGCATTTACCAATACTTGGTTTCATATATTCGTCCATGTGACGATTCTCCACCTACTAGCGGAAAGCTGAATAAAGGGACGTCACAAGTCCCGGTAGGTTTAGCCGATTCTGAAATCGGTTCCGTCAGAATATCGTTGTTGATTGTTAATCTGACGTATGATGTGCAACTCAACCCAGGATCTTTGCGGAGAACTGGCAGTGATAGGCTGTAGCCGAACGTGAGCGCAGTAGTGGGTATACACATGAAAAATCACGGAACCTGTTTAATGGGAGATGACTGTTCAGTAAAAACGCATCTTCGATAAGCCGTATTCCCGTAATGGTATCGGAGACGCTTGCTAAGCGTTCGGTCAGAAATGACTTGGAGGTTCGAATCCTTCATACGGCGTTTGCAGATGAGTGGAACGGAATACCACGCAAGAGTCATGATCTTGAAATAGTCGGTTCGACTCCGGCATCTGCTATTTCTGAGTTTCACGGTTCTCAGAAACACCCCTCATGTACGCGCCTTATTTGCAGTCAATATGCCATTTTCCTTTAGATTAGTTTTGATTCCCATAAGTTTAAAGTGATTAAAAAATTTCAAAAACCGTGAAATGCTATCATAGCTCAAATGGATAGAGCAGTTGATTACGAATCAACAGGGTCCCGGTTCGATTCCGGGCGGTAGCTTCTCCAAGCGTGGTGAACTTGGAGAGTCATCCTTTCATAAGATTTTTTCCTTTCGGTTTGCCGTGTAGTTCAATTGGTAGAACGTGTGAAATGTGTTGGTTCGAATCCGACCACGGCAATTCAAACATGATTAACTCGGTGAAGAGTGATTTTTCAGTCATGCCGAGATGCAATCGTAACGAGATAGGCTTGTTCGAGATATTGGATAAGCTGATTCTTTCCAGTGGGAGTGATTCCATTGGTGAAGACGGAAACCGTCAACAATGCCTTGCAGTGTATCATCATAGAGAAGTCAATAGCAGACTCCTTGTGGTCGGCGATCAATAGACGCTTGCAGTGCAAGAACAATCCATTTAGTTCGTGGTGTGAGAGACTACCAACAGAGATGGAAATTCTCAAGAAGCCGATTTGCCTTGAAGCTGAGAAATCAGTGTATAACACAAGAAAGTCGTTAAAGTAGCGGTATGGCAAATTCTTGTTTTCAATAAAATGATTTAAAGGTGATAAGAAAAATCGTTAAACAAAACATTCTGAAAGAACCGTGAAATTTACTGGTATCAATCCAGTGTGTGCTTTGACAGTGGTAGGAAGCCAAGAGTCGCTCTCGGAAGCTCAGACCTATCATCACAGTGGCAGAATATGACTTTTACCATGATTAAATAAGGGGAAACCCTAATCATGTTTGAATTAAAATTCAATCAGCGTTTTAGCTGCGGAGTTCGCTGAAGCTCGGAAACTAACGTTTTTTAAATAAAAGACGTGGTTTATCGATCATATAATAAACTCCAATATTATAAAGAACCGTAGCAGTGCAAGGATTCCTTACGGCTTTCGAGGTAAATTTCTTGCAGCTAAGGGCGTATAGCTTAAAGGCAGAGCACAGGACTTTGACTCCTGATGTACTGGTTCGATTCCAGTTACGCTTGTTTGAAATAATTGGAAATGTGAAGAGAAGAAAGGAGAGTTCCGATGGGAAGAAAAATTAAGGTGCTTGACAGAGAAAAGTTTGTTGAAGCAATTAATGATTATTGCAGCCATAAAATTAAAATGGATGAAGCGGCAAAGAAAATGGGTGTCTGTACTCCGACATTCCGCAAATATCTAAGAATGGTTTGGATGGGAGAACCACTGCCAGAAGAACTGTTCGAAAGGAAGAAATAGTTATGAAAATGGACGATGAAATGAGAAAAAATGAAGTAAAACGCGTGATTAATTGCAAAATGGAAGATATTGCAAGTTTGGTGGTGAATTCCGGTTATACAGTGACAATCCGACCGACAAAAGACGGGGCGAAGATTACCAGTCACAAAGAAAAGATCGTAAAGTAAATACAGAAGCTCATGCCCGGATGCGGACAGGGAACAGGGGAGTGCTCCTTAACTTTTTTATTTTAAGAGTTAGGGGGCACTTTTTTGCGTTATGGCAAGCGATTATTTGATTAAAACCGTAAAAGGGTATGAAAATTACATAGAGCGTAAGGGGATTGATGAACAGGTGCTTGATGCGTACATCCTTGCGGTTCAGACTGCATTTGAGCAAGAGAAAGACATAAAGTACGGATTGCAAGTTTCTGATAGAGCAAAGCAGATTGTTAATCAAATCATAAAAAAACAGACAAACGGTGGGGATTTTGCGTGGCTTGAAGATTATGCTCAGCAGAATAAGACAGAGTTTGACTTGATTAATCAGTATTATAAGATTTTGAAAATAGAAGCACCGGAAATTCTTGACAGCTATATGCTGTATGTGGAAAAAAACAGAAAACGAAGAGACAGATTCTACGAGCCAAGAAGAAAAACACTGAAATTGGTAACTGACAAGATTCAGATGCTTGAAGACGATTTATTAGATGAACTGTTTGTTCATATGCCTGCCCGTGTTGGTAAAAGCCAAGAACTTACGCTTGCTACTTCATGGAAATGCGCTAGAGATATGGAAGCGAGCAATTTGTACGTAACATACAAAGAGGGCCTTGGAAGTGCGTTCCTTGATGGAGTTATGGAAATATGGACCGACCCGACTTATTGCTTTAAAGAGGTGTTCCCAAAAGGAATTATCAAAGATACTGACTTGAAAAACAATAAAGTTGATTTAGGAAGAAAGAAAAAATATAAATCTCTTTCCGGAAAAGGACTTACATCCGGACTTAACGGCGAATACGATGCGTATGGATGGCTAATTGTTGATGACATTATCGAGGGTATTCAGGATGTTTTAAACCCAGATGTTCTCAAAAGAAAGCAGACCATCTTTGACAACAACGTAATGACCCGTAAGAAAGAGAAATGCAAAATAATCTACAACGGTACAATTTGGAGTCTGAAAGATATCTACATGGACAGATTGGATTTTTTAGAGAACAATCCAGAGGCAAAAGATATCAGGTATGATATTTTGAAGATTCCAGCACTTGATCCAGTTACAGATGAAAGTAACTTTGATTATGACTATGGAGTTGGATTTTCAACAAAATTCTATAGGATCAAACGTGCAAAATTTGAAGAAAACGATGATATGGCCGGATGGTATGCACAGTGCCAGCAGGAACCTATTGAAAGGGACGGAGCTGTATTTAATCAAGAACACATGAGATTCTACAATGGAGTGCTCCCAGCTCAAGAACCATATAGAATTTGCGCTGCATGTGATGTGGCTCTCGGAGGTGAAGACTACTTGGCATTTGCCGTGGCTTACATGTACGAAGACGGGTCCATATACATTGATGATGTCATTTTTGATAATTCAGAAAAGAAAATCACAAAGCCAAAAGTTGTGAATATGATTATTGACCACAACATAGGAAGTGTGTATTTTGAATCAAACCAAGGTGGAGAGGGTTACAAAGATGAAGTGGACGAAATACTGAGAGAAAAAGGACATAAGGTAACTCTTGTTTCTCAGTATGCACCTACATCAATGAGAAAAAGTCAGAGAATTTGGGACAAAGCCGGTTCTATACGTGAGTTTTATTTTCGCGATACTGGGTTCAGAAATCAAGAATATAGGAACTTTATGAGGAATCTATACTCTTTTACCATTAAGGGGAAAAACAAGCATGAAGACGCTCCTGATTGCCTTGCGTCGCTTGCATATTTTATTGAGGGAACATGGGAACCACCAAGAGTCGAAGCGGTACACAATCCGTTTAGAGGAGGGTATAGATAATGGATACAAAAACATATTTAGGACAGATTTCAAGGTTAAATTTCAGAATTAAGAACAAAATGGAAGAAATTAATCAGTTGAGAGATATGGCTTGTTCTATTTCTGTGTCTCCGAAAGAAGTTAATGTCCAGAGCAGTGGAGAACCGGACAAAATGGGAAGTCTTGTCTCTAAAATTGCAGATGCAGAAGCAGAGCTTGCAGATTCTGTTGAACGCTCACTAAAAAAGAAAAAAGAAATTGTCCAACAGATAGAGATGATTCCAAATACAAATCAATACAGAATCTTGTACGAAAGATACGTCTTATGCAAAGACTGGAATGTAATCAGCGTGGAGATGGGATGCACTTTCCGGAATGCAATGTCAATTCATGGAAGAGCATTACAAGAGTTTGAGAAGTATTTCGGCTCTTATTATCTGTAATCACTTCACATAATTTCATATAATTTCACATTCTTTCACTACTTTTCCAAATACTTGACGTGATATAATAATAATCGAAGAAATACAACTTGAGGATACATAATAATTCTCATAATCCTTTTTTCAAAGATGCACTTGGAATGACGAACCAGGTGCATTTTTTATTGGTGAAAAACATGGTAAAAGAACAAACAATCTATTGTCCGAAGTGCAACAGGAAAGTTGGCACTTATGACGGAAAAGGAAAAATCGACAAAGTCTGTCGATGAAAGAAGTGTAACAAAAAGATTATTTTCAAAGTAGCAACGGGAGAAACAGTCAGGAAGTCGCTGCCAATTAGAAATTGCAGTAGTGGAATGACTTTTTTGATTTAAGGTGAAGAAATGAACAAGCATACTCTACAAGACCTTGTAAAAGGCAAATACGGAAGAAAAATTGCATATGCAAATGTCGAAGAGGTTGATCAAAGCAATATTTTGGAAGTTGTAGGGGAAACACTTGGAATCTTTTACTTTAACAAAAGTGTTACTAAATATTTGTGGGACTACTACAAAGGAGATCAACCGATTCTGTACCGTACAAAGACGATAAGAGATGATGTGGTAAACAAAGTAGTAGAAAATCACGCTTATGAAGCAGTTCAGTTTAAAGTTGGACAGTCCTATGGAGAACCGTTGCAGTGCGTGAGTATTGTAAAGGAAAATATCAGTGAATATGTTGACGTGTTCAATAATTATTTGAGACGCGCTCATAAACATGCTAGAAATATCAGAGCTGGTGAGTGGCAGTCGGCAACTGGAACAGCTTTTTTAGCTGCTCAGTTTGAAAAACAGGGAGAAAAAATGCCGTTCAGAATTACAGTTCCAACTCCGATGAATACCTACATCATTTATTCATCTATTACGGAAGAACCGCTTGTTTCTGTTCAGGAATTCAAGGACTTGAATGGTGAATGGTATAAGTCATGCCACACAAAAACGCACCAATGCATTATCAAAGACGGAAAAGTTGAACAATGGGGTGTACATGCGTTTGGTGGAATTCCTATTGTTGAATACCCAAACAATTTTGAAAGAATTTCTGATATTGAGCTTGTAGCATCCATGTTTGATGCAATTAACAATATGCAGTCAAACAGAATGGACAGCATTGAGCAGTTCGTTAGTGCTTGGGTGAAATTTGTAAACTGTACAGTTGACCATGAGACATTCCAACAGATGAAAATGGAGGGCGCTCTTGTTGTAAAATCAAACAATGGTACTGACAATAAAGCTGATGTAGATATTATGACACAAGAACTCAATCAGACTCAGTCACAGGTTGCAAAGCAAGACTTGTTGGATAATATCCTACAGATTCTTGCCATTCCTAAACTTGAAGGAAACACAGGTGGTGACACTCAAGGGGCGGTACAACTCCGCAACGGATGGGATATGGCTAAGACGAGAGGAAAACTGAAAGACCCGATTATTCAAGAGTCAGAACAAAGACTGAATGAAGTTATCTTGAATATTATTCGTGTAAGAAAAGGGAAAAATGAATGTCCGATTGATACAAGCCAGTTTGAAGTGATTATTAATCACAGCCCTATGGATAATATGCTAGTAAAGGCACAGTTTCTGGACTACCTGTTGAAAGACGGCACTCATCCGAAACTTGCATATGAGCTCAGCACTTTGTTCCCAGATAGTGAAAAAGCTTACATTCTGTCCAAGCCTTATCTGGATGTGCTTTACAAGACCTCTGATGATGAAAATAAGCAAAATCAGATAGATGATAATTCTAATCAGAATCAAGAACTAGGAAACGATCAGAATTTGAATGGCAACAAAACGCCGGAGGTAAAAAAATGAAATACAACTACACAGTAAAACAAGACGGACAGACGTATACTCCGGGAACAGATGTGCCGGATATGGGGAGCATTGTTTGCACCGAAGCATCGGGAAATGTTAGAAGCTATGAAGCTCAGTCAAAAGATGTTGATAAGCTCCCGACTTATGTAGATGCAGGAAGTTCCTGTTTGATGTTAGACACATCTGAATTATACAAATTCAACTCTGAGACAAAGAGTTGGCAGAAATTAGGATAGTAGAAATAAGCCAGTCATTGAGAAATCAGTGGGTGGCTTTTTCTATATAAATTTGCATCCATGCGTCAAATGGAAAAAGAAAAAATCCATGCTGATAGAACAGCGAAATCAAATGTAGATCACGGAGGTAATAACGATGACAAGAGAAGAAGCAAAACAAAATTTGGTTGCGTTAGGGATTGAAGAGCCGACAGATGCACAGGTCACTAATTATTTGAATCAGTTTCATAATAACAGACCAGCACCGGCACCGAACCCAAATCCAGCACCAAAGCCGGAACCTCAGCCACAGCCTACACCGGCACCAGTTACAAATCCACAGCCGAACCCAAATCCGGCACCACAGAACGATGACGAGATTGAGAAGCTGAGAAAACAGATTGATGCATTGCAGAAAGAGAACATCAAGAAAGATATTCGTGCTTATGCTGCTGAAAAAGGACTGACGGGTGAACAGGCAGAGAATGTTCTTGCTGGTTTTCAAGACAATTACGATCTTGCAAAGACAGCCATTGATTCCATGTCACAGATTATTGCCGATAAAGAAACAGCCGCCGCGCAGGCAAAAGAACAGGAAATCGCTAACGGTTCAATTAATCCGGGCGGTGGGAATCCGGGCGGTGGAAAACAAGATGATAAGCCGGAAGATGTGAAAAATGCAGAATCTATTGTTTTCGGCAACAAACAGAGTGAGCAGTCTGTAAAAGACTACTACGTTTTGAAATAAGGAGGAATTAAGCAATGGGTAAACCAATTGTAAGAGATTTTACACAAGGTAAAGGAATTCTGAAGTTCTTCCCGTATGAGGGAGCTGCTTGCGTAGTACAGCAGTCAATGGTATCTGAGGCAGATAACAACGGAATGAAAATTGTAAAAGCTGGAACGCCGTATCCGTCCAATGATGCTGAATGCCTTGGATATCTTCTTGAGGACGTTGATGTTACACAGGGAGATGCACCGGGAACATATGTATATCAGGGAACGATTGATTGGGAAAAAGTAACAGGTCTTTCAATTGCAGATGCAGCAAGAAAAGCGACTCCGAGAGTTACTTTTTACGGAGCACCAAAGATTGCAGAAGGTTAATTAAGGAGGAATAACAGACATGGCATTACCATTAAGTCAAGCATTTACAGCGAGAAGTCTTGGAGTTATGTGGGATAACTACAAAGCGTCTCTTGCGCTTCCACCGTATCTTGGAAGACAGAAATTTGGAACAACAAAACAGGATTCACTGGAAATGAGATATATCCTTGGTGAAAATTCTCAGCCAATCTCTCTGAAAGCATCCAACTTTGATGCACAGGCAGAATTAAGAGATGTTGGTGGATTCCAGGATATCCAGAACGAAATGCCGTTCTACAGAGAGTCCTACATGGTTACAGAAAAAGAGGAACAGCAGTATGCGAACTATCAGTCTGCTGAAAACTCAAATCTTGCAAATCAGGTACTCAGACAGATTAGCAAGAAACCTATGAATCTGATTCAAGGAGCCATGGTAGTTCCTGAAAGACAGATTTGGCAGTTGCTTGCTCCGCCAGATGGTGTTCCGAAAGTTACTGTTAAAATCAAAGACAAGACATACACAATTGATTACACAACAGACAATGGAGCAAAGCACAAGGCGGATCACTTCGTTGAGATTCAAGGAACATCTGATAAGTGGAATGTTCCGGCAACAGCAACACCACTTCAAGACTTGATCGACACAAGACGTGATTTCGCAAAGAAGACAGGATATTCTCTGACAAGATTCTCTATGAATACAGAGACATTTGAGATGATTCTGAAAGCAGAAGACACAAAGAAACAGGTACTCGGAATTACTGCTTACAACGGCGGTATCAGAGTAAGACAGGCAGATGTTCTTTCTTATCTGAGAGAGTACGGAATCGAAATCGAGGTATATGACAAGATGTATGTTGATGAATCTGGAACAACACAGTATTTCATCCCAACAAACATTATCTCTTGTCAGTCAGCAGGAGTATATCTTGGAGACTACGTATTCGGAAGAACACCGGAAGAGAGAAGTGGAGACCTTGCCGGAGGAAATCTTCAACTTGTTGAAACTGGTATTTCTGTCTACACATATGCAACAGAGCATCCAATCAATACTCATTGCGTAGTATCCATGATTGGTCTCCCGTCATTTGAGGGAATGAACAGCGTTGTTGTTATGAAAGTAGCGTAAGAGGTGATCGGATGCTTGCGAAGAACATTATCAAAATGAACGGCAAGTGGTACAAAGCAGGAGAAGAAGTCCCAGAAGGAACTCCGGGGCTGTATTCTGAGAAAATGCAAATACCGGTAGAGTTTAAGTATAAGAAAACAGACATAAACAGAATGAGCACTGCTGATTTGAAAGAATTGGCAAGAGAACATGAAGTATCAAATGTTGACGATATGACTGGGCAAGATTTGAAAGAATACTTTATTACAAGGTTCAATCTGTAGATCGTGAGGTGCAGCTATGGCAATTGAAGACAGAATCTATGAGAAATCAGTAGAATACTTGTCTGATATTCCAGAGCTTGCCGATGAAAAACCATCAAAACTGTTAATCGGATTCGTAACTGAGAAATTTAAGCAGTGCAGAAACTATCCTCCGTCTTTTACGGATGCGAAGATAGAATCTGACATGGAAAAGCATTTGAATACAATCGCCATGGCTGTGGTTGACCTAAAAGCAAAAGAGGGAGCTGAAGGAGAGACAAGCCATAGTGAAAATTCAATCAGCCGTTCTTATGAAAATGCTTATGTTTCAAGTTCGATATTTAATGACGTGCTTCCGTATGTTCATTTTTTATAGAAGATTGTGCGTGACCATATTGCCGACATCAGCAAAATGGTCGCAGGGTATTAGCTAATTTGGTGGTGGGCAGCTAATGGAAATAAGAAAAAGGCAGGTAAATGATTGATGACTATTGAAATATCGACAGCAATCATTATAAGTGTGGTTTCAGTTGCTTTTTCCATTTTCTTCGGTTTGAAGAACAATAAACGTTCGGACACAAAGGATATCGAAGAAAGAGTTAGGCAGAACACACAAATCAATATGAAACTTGATAACATCTCTTCCTTGAGTGAGGATATCAAAAGTGAGATTTCTCAGATGAAAGATAAACTTGATTCTCACAATGGAAGAATAATCAAACTGGAAGACAGTGTAAAGAGTGCACATCACAGAATTGATACACTGGAAAACAGAATGAATGGTGGTGAAGAATAATGGATATTTTTTCAATGGAAACCGTATTGGCGATCGTGGTTATTACTTATCTTGTTGGACTCGGAGCAAAACTGTGTCCAAAAGTAAAAGATAATTATATCCCTGTGATTGTTGGTGTGGCCGGAGGAATTCTCGGAGTTGTTGGAATGTATGTAATTCCTAACTTTCCAGCAACAGACGTTCTTGATGCAATTGCAGTAGGAATTGTATCAGGACTTGCAAGTACTGGTGTAAATCAGATTCAGAAGCAAGTAAAGAAGGTGACCGTAAGTGAGGACACTGAACAGAAATAAGCAGAAAATGTACTACTCCTTGCAAGATGGTACGTCTCCGGTATATATGACTGATGATGATGGAAATGTAAAGTACATCGAAGTAGATGGAGAACAGATTCCTGTTGAGTCAGGAGAGACTGAACCACACTACACGGATCCTAAGTTATTCAGAGCGAACATCAATTCTACATTGACCGATACATTTATTCGGGCGTTTGGCATTGATGATTCCTCTGACAAGGCAACGATTGTCTGTGCAAAAGGAACTCTTCCATTGGCAAAAGGGGCGCGTATTTGGCGCAATTCATCCATTAAATACAAAGACCCGATAAATATGCCAAACGTGGATGAAAATTCCGCAGACTACGTTGTTAAGGACGTCAACGATGAAGCTATGCACGAAGATACATTCTTGCTTCAACGATTGATTAAAGAGGGATAAGAATGAGCACAAAAATCAGTTTCGGATTATCGCAAAAGAGCATTGATGAAGCAATCAAACAGATTGAAGCTTACCAGAAATCGCTTGATCCTAAGTTAAGCTTGTTCTGTGAAAAATTGATTGAGAGAGGACAGACTGTCGCAGTTGAAAAGCTGACAGAATCTCCGCTCGGAAAAACAGTGACTCTGAAAAGTGATAAGACAGAAGAAGAGATGGGATGCAAAGCGGTACTGATTGCCACTGGTGAAGTAAAGTATCCAGAGGGAAGAGAACCGTTCAATCTTCTGTTCGCTATAGAATTCGGAGCCGGTGTTCGTTACAACAGCATCCCAAACCCAAAAGCCGGAGAGCTTGGATTCGGTGTTGGCAGTTATCCGGGACAGACTCATGCGGCTGATCCGAACGGCTGGTACTACTTTGGTGATGATGGAAAATGGCATCATTCTTACGGTATCAAAGCAACTATGCCGATGTACAATGCAAGCCTTGAGATGATTAAATCCGTTTCAGAAGTAGCGAAGGAGGTGTTTGGAAGTGGATAATTCATGGGTTTTCGACTTAGAGACACACATCTTCTCTATTGTTCAGAAGAAAGTAGGAGATAAGCTGAAAAGTAAGTATCCGAACATTCGTTTCACGACTACTTCAAAACCTAAAGGCGTGACCGTAAAATATCCAACAGTTTACATTCGTGAATTGCCTGGTGCAGAAAAAGCACGCACTTTGGACGGTGAAGATATCAGCGGAATCTTGTATTCCATGCAAGTAGAAGTAAGTACAGATAAAAGTATTAAAGAAGCTAAGGCGGTTTTGAAAGAGGTTGCCTTGGTATACAAAAATATGGGGTTTGAAATTAATTCATTTCCCGAAGAGAGTGACGGAGACGAATATTACCGATGCGTAATGCGAGTAAGGCGAACTCTCGGAAATATAGATGCGTTGCACTGAGACGAAAGGCTTTTTTATTGCCTAAATGGCAGAAATGGAGGTAAAAAATGGCTTCAACCAGTTATAAAGTAAGAGCTATTTACAAAGAATTAGACGATAGTGCAGATTTGTCAGCAGTTGATTTTGCCGGAAGTTACAAACTGCTTCTGAAAGCAAAATCAATGCCAGCTCCGGTGTCTGCACCAAACACAGTTGAATCAACAACTATGGAAGATGATGCACAGACATTTGAGATGGGTATTAAACAGTCTGATGCAAAAGAGGTAACAGGAAACCTTGAAAAAGAGTATCTGGACAATATTGGAAAACTTGAGAAGAAAAGAGTTGCTATCTTCCAGTTATATGGAACAGACGGTATCGGTGGCGTTGCAAAATATGCATACGTTGCACAGGTATCAGCTACTCCGTCAGACGTTGGTGGTGTCGATGAAATCTGTGAGATGACAGCAACCATCATTCAGAACACTGTCGCAAAGAAAGTGACAGACGAGTATACAATCGTTGACGGTGGAAACGGCACATTTACAGTAACAAAGGGGTAACACGTTCCGAGCAAGACATGTCAGCAAATACTCGGAACGTAAAATTTGATTACGCTGACATTACAGAATAACAACAGGAACGGGCGCTCTTAGTGGCGCCCTTCCCATATAAAAATTACGGGAAGGAATACAAAGACATGAAAACATTTGAAATTAATGGAAAAGAATATTCAGGGAAACCTTTTGACTTTAACCTTGTTTGCGACCTTGAGGACATGGGCGTATCAGTTGACTCCATGGAAGAGAAACCGATGAGCATGGTTAGAGGATATATTGCGCTGTGCATGGGAAAAAGACGTGCAGATGCCGGACTTGAGATTCAAGAGCATATTCTGAATGGTGGCACAATGGATGACGCAACCAAAGTAATGCAAGAAGAAATGGAACAGTCTGATTTTTTTCGCAACCTCAACAAGAGAGCGGAAGCGGAAGCTACAAAGAATCAGGAGAAGAAGAACACTGGCGGCAGAAAAACAACAGCAGCGAAGTAAGATCGTACCGTTCTCAGCGTGAGTTTTTCACCTGTGAATGGTATCCGCAAGCAAAAAAAATGGGAGTTGGTTGGACAGAATTTTGGAGTATGAATCCTAGAATCCTGAAAGCGGTATCTGCCGGATACGAAGAGCAACTCCTTGATATTGATTATATGAATTGGATGTCAGGGCAATATCTTATCAGTGCAATCAATACGTGCTTTGTCAAAGAAGAAAAGTATCTGAAGAAACCGATTCTGAAAACATTAATTGAAGAATCGCGAATGACTGATGAAGAACGTGAACTTCGTGAGATGGAAGAGGAAATCAGAAAAATGGATGCTTGGATTGCAGCAGACAGGGCAAGAGGATTGCCGGAGACATCGATAAATTAGGATGGGTTCACCATCCTTTATTTTTTGTAAAAAGGTGGTGAAAACATGGGAACAGAGGTTGACTCTCTTGAGGTAAAAGTTGAAGCGTCGGCTAAGTCAGCAAATGCGGAACTCGACAAATTAATTGCAAAAATAAAAGAAGTAAAGCAAGGACTTTCCACTGTTATGGGGAAAGATTTCAGCTTTAATTCTACAAAAAGCTTGGAAAAAGACCTTGATAATATCGCTGATAAAGAAGATTCAATCGGAAAGAAAAAAGTCAAGATTGATGTTGACGATAAAAAGGTGAAAAAAGCCACAAAGTCATATGATGAGCTTATGGAAAAGTATAAAAATTCCAAACTTATGGTTGATTTTAAAGTAAATGACCTTGGAGTAGAAGAACTTGCGAAAATGCAAGAAGATATTTCCAAAAAGCTTAAAAACACGATGCAAGGCATTAACGACACCATGGAAAGAAAAGGGACTTCTTTTATCTCCGGTGATGCTTGGGAAAAACAGATTCAAAAAGCTCAGCAGTATAAGAATTTGTTGAATGAAATAAAAAGTATACAAGTGCAATCACCTGTCAGCCAGGGTGGAGCGGAAACGGAACAAAAAATTTCAAAAAATGCTCCAGGCAAAGACAAAGGAATTGCTGAAGAATCAAAAGAAGCGTCTAAGCTTTCGAATATTCTTTCCGGCACTCAGAAAGTTTCAAAATCTCTTTCCAATACGTTTGGGAAGATGGAGAAAACAGTTAGTGGCGTAGTTTCTAAGGCAAAAGATCTCAAGAATTTGATTACCAGAACAAACAAATCTGGTGGTCAAATGTCAATGGGAAGAATGCTTGGAATGTCACTTGTATTTTCCACTGTATTTTCAGCATTAAGCGCAATAAACAATGCAATCAAGGAAGGTTCAAATAACCTTGTTCAATACAGTTCTGATTACAATAAGAGCATTTCTGGTATTGTCACATCTCTTCTGTATTTGAAGAATGCATGGGCGGCGGCTTTTGCTCCGATTATCAATGTAGTCGGACCGTATATTTCAGCATTTATTGATATGCTTGCAAATGCAATGAATAAGGTCGCGCAGTTCATGGCTGTATTGACTGGAAAAACAGCAGTGGTGCAAGCAAAAAAAGCATGGAAAGACTACGGAAAAACACTCACATCCACTGGAAGTAGTGCTAAAAAAGCTGGAAGTGATGCGGCAAAAGCAGCAAAAGACCTTGAGAACTATACTCTTGGAATTGATGAACTAAATGTAATCCAGCCGACAACATCAAGCTCAAGTTCAAGTGGTGGAGCTGACGGAAGTTCCGGTGCTTATACGGGACCAGATGTTTCTGAAATGTTTGAGACAACTGAACCGACTAAAGCTATTTCTGATTATGCTAAACGGCTCAGAGAAGCGTTCAAAGCTCAAGATTGGACTTCTCTAGGCTCAATCATGGCAGAGGGCGTAAATGCCGGAATGCAGAAATTATATGACATATTTGACTGGAATAAGCATGGGGAAAAGATTACTTATTTCTGCAATGCTTTTACCACAACAATGAATAGCCTTGTTGACAATATTGAATGGCCGTTAATGGGAGCTACTGTTGCTGCCGGAGTGAATACGGTTTTCAATACTGCACAGCTTTTGATTACAGGATTTAACTGGACGAATCTTGGAACTGGAATCGGAACAGCTATTTCAACAGGAATTCAAAACATTGACTGGGGAACGATAGGATACACTCTCGGGGCGTATTTTATGATTTCTTGGAACACACTTGTCGGTGTACTGAGAGAACTTAAAGGTGAAGACATTGGAATGGCGTTGGCTGATGCTTTTAACGGTGCGTTAGATTCTATCAATCTTGGAACAATCGGAGAATCCATCGGAAGAATGGTTGCTCTTGTAATAGAGTCAATTATAACATTTATTCAGAATGCCAATTGGAAAGAACTTGGATCACAGATTATTGATGGAATAAAGAATGCCTTCAAGTTTGCTTCTGACGGTGGTGAAAATACAGGAATACTTGCATCTGTTATTGGAATCGGAGCAACAGGTGAAATCACAAAGAAAATAGCTGAAATTCTTCCAAAATTAGATGGAATGGCAGAAAAATTCAATAAAATAAAGGAAGTTGCAGGAAAGCTAAACTTTAAATCTCTTATTACATTATCTCCAACAACTTTATTGATTGTTGCCGGAATTACAATTTTAGTTGCTGAACTCATGGACTTGTGGAAAACTTCTGATGGATTCAGAGATGCTGTAAAAAATGCTGTTGGGGAAATTGGAGATGCATTTTCTTTTGCGAAAAAAGAAATTTGGGATAACGGATTTAAACCACTTTGGGAGAACCTAAAAGAACTGTTTAATTCTATTTACGATTTATACGCATCAAGTGGAGCAAAAGAGCTGTTCGAATCAACAATGATTTCCGCAGTAAAAGCAATCGGAGCAGTGCTGTCAATAATAATCAAAAAGATAGCACAAGTTGTTTCTGTTATCACTGGAATGGTGAGTGGAGCGATAAAGATAATTCAAGGTTTAATTACATTTGTGACAGGTGCATTTACTGGAGATTGGGGAAAAGCTTGGAAAGGAGTAGAAGATATTGTTCTTGGATTTAAGCAATATATTTCATCTTTATTCCAATTGCTTTTTATGGCGATTACAACAATTTTCTCACCAATTGTACAGTGGTTTTCGAAAAAATTTCAAGCTGCTAGAGACGGTATAACGAATGTATTTTCAAACATCGGTTCTTGGTTTGGTCAAAAACGTGAAGATATCAAGTCAAATCTGAAGCCGATTGCTCAGTGGTTCAAGGATATTTTTAAGTCAGCATACAACGGAATTACTTCAATTTTTAACAAGATTGGTGGATACTTCAATACTGTAGCAGGTTGGATAAAATCACCTGTTTTAGGAGCAGTAAAAGCAATCGCTAATGCTGTGAACTGGGTTTACGGAAAATTAGGTGGAGACGGCGATCTGATTAACGTCTCTGGACTTAATAAGTACGCAAGCGGTACAAACGGAGTCGCGAGAGATTCCTTTGGTGTTGTCAACGACCAGTCAGGAAATACCTACAGAGAGCTTGTCCAGTATCCGAACGGACAAACAGTAATTCCAACAGGAAGAAATGTCGTTCTGCCGATGCCGAAAGGTACAAAGGTAATGCCAGCTGGTCAAACAGCAGCATTGATGGGAATTACTGGCGTGAAGAAGTATAAATCTGGAATCGGTAATTTCTTTGGAAGTACAGCAGACAAAATCAGCGATATTGCAAGTAACATTTTAGGTTACATCAAAGACCCGAAGAAGCTTCTTAAAGCAGCAATTGATAAATTCACAGATTTGACAGGAGCACTTGAGCCTGGAATCACAATTGCAAAGACGGCAGTTAATTCACTGTTTGAAACAGCAGTTTCCAAAATCAAAGGATTCTTTGACAGTTTCGGTGCTGTTGATTACAAACCATCTGCCGGAGTGGAGCAGTGGAGAGGACTTGCGAAAAAAGCTCTTTTACTGACAAATCAGTTCAGCGAATCCAATCTGAATGCCTTGCTAACTCAGATGATGCATGAGTCGGGTGGAAATCCGAACGCTATCAACAACTGGGATATCAACGCAATCAGAGGTATTCCGTCAAAAGGACTGATGCAGGTAATTGACCCGACATTCCGTGCAAATGCGATGGCTGGATTCAACACAAACATATACGATCCACTGTCAAACATGATCGCTGCTATCAATTACACAGTCAAAAGATACGGAAGCCTGTACGCTGGATGGACTGCCCGTGGATACAAAGGATACGCAAACGGTATCGGTACATTCAAGCTGTCTGATGTGGTCGGGAAATATTCTGTAGGTGGATTTCCTCAGAATGGCGAGCTGTTTGTGGCGAATGAGAAAGCACCGGAATACGTTGGAAGAATGGGAAATAGAAATGTGGTTGCTAACAACAATCAGATTGTGACCGGAGTATCCAACGGAGTTGCAGAAGCGAACAAAAATACAGAAAGACTTTTACAGAAGCTTATCGAGCAGAATGAGAGACTTCTTAGAAAAAATACATCACTGATGATGAACAGCAAGAAAGTAAATAAAGAACTGTCAAGGGGAAGAAGAAACTCTGGATACAGTTTCGGTACAACATAGGAGGTGCTAGGATATGTCAATTAAATTGAGTGATTTCATCATTGTAAATGGTCATCAATATCCAGCACCGAAATATTATCCGAATTTTCAAGTTACTACAGCTACAAATGCTGCGAGAAATGCAGAAAATAAAGTGGTTGGGCAGAAAATTGGTCGTGATAACTATAAGATAGATTCATTGGAGTGGCCATATTTGGATGCAGAAACTTGGTCAACAATGCTACAAGAGTTTGATAAGAATTTCTTTAGTAGTGTTCGATTTTGGGATATGGTAAATAATAAGTGGCGTACATTAACAATGTATTGCGGAGACAGGACGGCAGATGTGTTCAAGATAGACTCATCCGGCCGTCCTCTTGCGTATATCAACTGTAAAATGAATCTGATTGATGCGGGGTGGTAGGATGTACGAAGTATCAGATGCATATAGAGAATCGATGAAAAATCCGCTGAGAAATGCTTCTTACATGAAAGTAACACTCGGCGTTATAAATGATACAGCACAGAGTCAGGCATTGCTGAGTAATCAAAGCCAGTATGCCGGATTTTCTGATTTTGATGGAGTGTTTGAACAGAAAGAAGTTCAAAGCCAGTATGCAACCTATGAGAATAACTTTTGGATGCTTGACGGTTCTATGAGATTTCTCCCGGATTCAGCAGCTCAGTATGAACCTGTTGGAATCGTATCGAAGAATCTGTTTTCAAACAGTTTCTCGGTGAAAATGACATTTCAAGAGAATGTTGACATTGCCGGATTAACTATAAAGTTCGCCGGGAATTATCCTAGCGAATTCAGCATAATCACATCTGATGGAACATCAAAGAGCTATTCAAACAGCAGCCTGAACTTTACGACAGATGATAGATTTGATAACACAACTTCTCTTGAGATAAAAATCACTGCAATGTCCGCTACAAACAATCGTGTGCGTATTGAAAGCATTTTATTTGGAAATGCGATAGTTTTTACAGATAATGACATAATCAACGCAGAATCGACTTCTACGATATCACATATCAACGCGGATTTGCCGGAGATTAACTTCACGCTTACTCTTGATAATAACGATAAGAAATTCGATTACGACAATAAGGAATCAATTATCAATTATCTAAGGACAGGACAGGATGTAGTTGTCCAGATGGGATATGACCTTGACGATGGAACAACAGAGTGGATTCTACTGCACACGTTAAAGTTGAGTGAATGGTCAGCCAGTGACGAAGAAGCGAGAATTACAGCCGTAGACGTTCTTCAACAGTTCGGTGATGGTGACTATTACCGTGGAGACTGGAACGCAAATGGAATTACGCTGTATGTTTTAGCAAATCATGTAATTGCTGATGCAATCGGTACTTATTCGATTCCTCAAGATAAGTTTTCTATTGACAAGTATTTGCAGTCCGTAGAGGTAAGAAACCCTATTCCATTAGTGTCGCACAAAGAAGCATTGCAGATTATCGCAAACGCCGGAAGATGTATTTTGACTGTGGATAGATATGGAAAAATCTGTATCAAGTCAGCATTCGACCCGGATGCAGAGACAACTTCTACTGAGACTGCATATTTCTCTGATGTTTTCAATGTGAATATTGACAATGAAAAGACGCGTTATGCGACATATGAAGATTCAATGTGGAAGCTCGGTAGCAGACCGCCGTTTCTTCCGAGGACTGGTGTTAAAGATGATGTCGGATTTGTTACAAAAGATATTGCTTCTAAAGGTGGAACGTTTTCGACACCTCCGCAGATTGTAAAGACGTTTGAGGTTCCTAGAAAAAGCAATGGAATGAAAGTGAAAGTGTATCATTTGTTCCCCAATACGATGAGCATTAACACTTATCTGAAAAACCAGATTGTTGAATCTATCGGAATTTCTGATGGAAAAATCAACTATGCTGATGTGAAAACATGGACTACAGATCACCAGTTTAAAGAATTCGACAAGATGGTTATTGAGTTTGGAAGAATCAATGCAAATACAAGGCTTGTGGTTGATTATATTGAGCTTGGTAAAGACATCGATTATACAATCGAAAGAGATGATATGTATTCCAGTCCGACTATGAGTAAGTCGGAGAATATCAAGCGGTTAAAGAATATCAGAACTGTCTATTCAAAATCCGATACGATTGAAGAAGTAGTAAGCGAAGAGGTTGAGTGGACGAATGAAACTTTGCTATATACGTTTGACGAACCACATCATTCTTATACAGCTTCTCTTGAGAATCAGGCAAATGGTCAAAGTGTTGCGATTTCGGACAGTGGAGCATATTTTGTTGAACTTAAACTTAGCGGAAATGACAGGGGCAAGAATGTTCAAGTCATCGTTAACGGTAAAAAATTCAATCAGTCAAACGCTTATTCCGTTGCGGAAATCAGCAATTACGGTGTTGAAAAAGATTGGAGCAATCCGCTGATTTCGGATAAGGAACTCTGCGATAAAGTCTGCAAATGGGTAGCTGATTATTACAATCCAGGAATTGATTACTCTATCGATTACCGTGGAGAACCTGCACTGGATGCCGGAGATACAATCTATCAAGAAAATCGTGATGGAGAAATGATTAAGACGGTAGCGGAAAGCGTGTCGCTGACCTATGACGGAACTGTAAGTGGAACGCTTGAAACAAGGAGGTAATAGCATGGCATCATTTTCGACACCATATACTAATTGGGGAGAACACTCGTATTTTTCTCATACTGATTACAATAGAATCAAGAACAACATACAATATCTGATCGACTTGTCTTTTGAGTTGTTTCCTGAATACGAATATGAAAAGATGGGAGATAATAAGACATATTCCGATTTCCCGTATGCAGATGAATTCAATCAGATTGAATTGAACTTGAAGCTTTTACATGACAAGTCGTTCGGTTTTGTAAAATACACATTATCAGATATGAAGAACTGGAATCCAAATCAACAGACACCGTCTTATGAGGATATGAACAGATATGAGCAGATGACTGTTGATTACTACAATGGTTTGAACAGCATCAAGAAAAACAAGAACAAGCTCGGTGATATCAAGCTTGGAATGAAGTTATAGGAGGTATCGTTATGGCATTAAGAACTGATTTTAAAGACAGCGTATTGAAAAACACAACCGAAAATAAGAAATACAAAATGACGAACAACAGCGACAATACAGTTTCTTTCACTGATGTTACTGAGTACTCTCAAGAAGGTAGCCCCTATGGATCCAAAGAAGTTAATGAAGAAAGGGAAGCTATTAACTCTCTTATAGTTCCTAAAAGTAGAAGTGTCAACACTGGCTATCTAGTTTGTTACATTGCAGACTTAGGATCTGTAACATGGATTAGAATTTCTGATGGTACGAAATTGAAACTTACAAACGGAACCGAATATAAACTGTTTACTGTGACGCCAGCACCTATGTTCTCAATATTTCGCAAGATCCACACCACTAATACTAACGGTTTTGATCTTAGAATTAAAGACAACGGACAAGTTACTATCACTCCATTCGGCGGAGATATGGAAGTTGGAGCAGGAATTAATGTGTCTGAATTCTTTATAAAAAAAACGCAGGAGTGATGTTATGAGAACATTAAAATTCAACGTGAAAGAGCAGAGGATAGAGAAAGCAAAGAACTGTGATTTTAGCGATATCGCAAGAGGGACAACGGGATATTTGAAAGCACAGTTTTCTTTTTCCTATGATTGGAACGGATACGCAAAGGTAGCTGTTTTCAATGATGCATGGGACAAAGTAGAAGAGTTCAGACCGATTATCGGCAACGAGTGCGAAATCCCGTCAAAAGTTCTTGACAGCATCTCATTCAAAGTAAGGGTTATAGGCGTATCTGAGGGAAGAAGACTCACCACGAACAGAACGGAGGTGGAGCAGTAGTGACAGAGCAAGAAGCATTAGCTGTAGCACTGGCAGAACAGGAGCTTGTAAAGCCAGTCAATGACATTCTGATGATTGAACCAGAGACAAGGACGATTAATGTACCGGACTCAGAAAGACTTTTCGGTGTGCAGTCAGATGAAAAGGCTGAGAGAAAGTATTTCAAGTGTCCGAAAATCGTTGGAAACAACATCAACCTTGCGACCATGAATCTGTACATCAACTACAAAAGTCCGAATCAAGCAGATGAAGAGGGAGACTCCTACATTGTACAAGATGTTGTGACAAGCGGAGACTACATCACATTCTCTTGGGTTCTTGGTCGAAATGTAACGAAATATACAGACGGAATCCACTTCTCTGTCTGCGCCAAAAAGTCAAACTCAGACGGTACTCTTACGACAGAGTGGAACACAACATGGGCTGATGGAGAAGTCCTTGAGGGATTGGAAACTACTCAGCAGATCGCGGAAAAGAACAAGGATTTAATTGAGCAGCTATTGAACACCTACGATTCCAAAGTTGCTGTGAAGTTGGAATTCGACCCGGCAACCCGTGGCATATCTATTATTTAAGGATGGAGAATTATGGCATTGAAAGCAGAAGATGTATTGGCGATTGTCAATGAAAAAATAAAGAATCCTGTCACTCAAGAACAAGTGACAACAGCTGTTAATGAGTATCTAAAAGAAAATCCAGTTACCGCAGGAACAGCAACATACAACACATAGACAAGAGGAATCACGATTGAGTAAGGAGGTGCGACATGGCAACGAGTGATATTGGAAAAGCTGCATTTTTAAATGTAAAGAACAAAGACACGGGTGAAATCGAAAAGAAAACGCTAATCCCTCCCGCTCCGTCTGATGGGGATTTAGGTGGAATTTCGGAAGAAGAGTTGGCGCAGATTACAACAAACAAAGAAAAAATTAGTTTACTAAATGAAGAACTTATAGATGGAAGAACGGATGTAGATGGAGAAGTCCATAAAAACATCGGAAATGCCATGAGAGGACAGGCAAGAAAACTAAGGGAGAATCTTGTTGTTAGACAGAAAGACCAGCCAACAGACCCGAACAATAATGTATGGATTTCAGATGAAGATGATGAGGTGGAAGTGCCTGATATGGGGGAATTTAATTCTCTCAAGGAAGACATAGGTGATTTAAAAAATATATTGGACGAATATCCAATAAGTTTCACCAGAGGGTATCATGTAACATATGTATCAAATGGCGTGACAAAAGTAAAAGAATTTACCGATACAAGTAGTTCTGCGTATCATCTAAGATTAAAAAGTCCTAGCTATGATAAAGGAGTAATCCCAGTTGGAAGTAGTATTGTATGCACAGGATTGGCAACGATTAGAGTGTGGTTTGTAACATATGAAAATGTTCTAATTGGATACACAGAATTTATAAAAGATTATACTATATCCGAAAAATACAATGATAATTCTTATGACATAATATATATTGATGCTAAAAACAGTGATTCCTCTGTGATGGAAACGGATTATGCCAAAAAAAATATCCGTGTCGTTGGAAAGAAGAATATCAAAAATAGACTTGCTAAGGTTGAAGAAGAAGCTGATAAAGCAATAAAATATATAACGCCATCTAAAAAAAGATGTTGGACAATCCACAATCAAGAAGACATGTATGTATTAGAAAATGGGGATAATACACCAATAAAAGCATATTTGGACAAAGAAACAATACCATATGGTACTATGTATATAAATAACGGAAGAACGGTTTATCGAAATGCTGTGACATCCCCACTGTTTGAAAAATTAACATGGTTAGTATCTATCGGTACTGTGGGAGATTTTGCGTTCGGAACAAAAGATGGTGATGGTGGAGTAAATGGCTTAAAATGCATTATAAGTCCACTTAACAAAACTATAAAAATCTACCATAGTGATTGGAATGGTACAGATAATGTAAAAAGAAACCTAACATTTGATTTTGATATTAATACTGGTGAAAAATATCTTTTGGAGATAACGAAAGACGGATTGTACAGTATTATTTTTTGTTTTTCGTGTATTACTGATACAACAAAAACATTTAAATATGAACACATAGCAGATAATGAGCAATTATCAAATAAAATACGTGCATGGGGTGGAGTTGCTTTTCAATCTCTTGGTGGGCAGTTTAGAATATGGGAAATGTCACAGAAAACAATAGTTGATGAATATTTTAATCTTCTTTTAATTGGAGACAGCTTTATAGAAGTAGCTTCCACTTTGATTCCGTCAAATGCAGGATTCGCATATCTTGTCAGAAAAGAATTAGGAACAAAATGCTCAATTTCGGGGCGTGGCGGAGCTACAACGAATGAACTTTTAAAAAGGATTAAAACAGATGGTGATGTCGGGAAATACAATTTTGTTTTTTTACAAATTGGAGCAAATGATAGTGTATCAAAAACAATTACGGTTGATACTTTTAAAAATAACCTACTTAATATAATTGATTATTTTATAAGAATGGGTGTTGAACCAGTATTAACCACAATTCCAATTAGAACTGATACCGATAATGCAAATTTTATTACAGAAGTTAACCCTTGGATTAAGTCACTTGGCTATAAATTTATAGACGAATACAGTATAGTTAATGGTGAAAATATTTTGTCTGATGGTATTCACCCATCAAAAAATGGAAATACCTGTATTTTTAATAGCATAAAAGGTGTGATTCCTGAAGTATTCAGCTAAAGAGGGCATAAAGCAAAAATTAGGAGAGGTTAATATTTTTCTTTTTCTATGCAAAAATTTAGTAAACCAACTGTAGAAAGGAGAAGTCACACATGAGTGTATTCATAAAGAAAACAAAACTAAGAGTAAAAAATGAAGATGGAACAAGTTATACCGGAGTAATGAATGCCATAGCAGAAGAGAGTACAGAAGAATTAATCAAACAGATCGAAGCCAAAGGAAATAAGACACTGGAGAGCATCCCAGAGGATTATACAGTGCTGGAAGAGAATGTGGATAAACTAAAGGAAGAGATGGTGAATGTAAAGCATGTAACAGATACCATTGATGAGAGAATCCTTGAGGCATTCTTCGGGTCAATGAGAAATGGAAAAGTATATCAGACAGAAGTGTATCTGACAGAAACAAACCCAACCTCTGACGGTGTTAAGACTCTTGCTAATGCGAACATGGTATGTGAACCATCAACAGACACCGTAGAGGGCAGAGATGACTATGAGGGTATTGGAATTTTTAACTGGTTTAACTGCAACTACGTGACAGATGATTACGGACGCAAAATTCCTACAGCAATCGAGGGATGGGGAAATGGTTATAAGAATGATGGATCTGTTGACGTTGGTGTTATTGCAATGACTCCGTACTGGTCGGCTATTGAGAAAGATGGCAAACAGGTTTGGACATTATCCGACACTCCGAATGATAATTACGGATTAATTCCGTGGGAAACGGCTAGAAAAGAAGATGGAACTTACGCTTCCTATGTGATTCATAGCAAGTATGTCAGTGGACTTGGCACGGATGGACTTCTTAGGTCATTCAGTGGTTCTAAACCAGCTAGAAATCAATGTTACAACAACATGATTGACAATTATCAGAGAAAAGGAAAAGGCTGTTGGGGCGCTGGAAAAGAAAGAAATATGTATGTCATTCTGTACGAAGTGATTAAGTATGCTACAAAGAATGAACAGAAAATCTTCAAAGGCACAACTGATTACAACTCTCAGTTTCCAGCATCCATTCAGCGAGATACAAAAGAAATCTACTTTCCTCTTACGAATGCGCAGGCTTCGAAGATTCTTGTCGGCTCTTACGTTTCTGTAGGTTATGGCTCAAAAAATACTGATAATACGGTTAATAACGACCGTGGAGTTGGAACAATCCACAGATACGCTGATGATGTAAAAGTCCTTAGAATTGAAACGCTCGATGAAAATAACAAGGCTGTGTACTTGGATATCGAAGATGGATTCGCAACAACACCAGTAGCATTGAGTGATACTCTGAATGCACAGATTATGCTGTCAACTATGCATTGGCGGAGCGGTTCGACCGATAAGGTTATTGGAAAACACGATGGTTCAATGAGTTCGAATACAGATGGTAAACATCCATTCCGTGTCATGGGAATTGAAAATTCAGTAGGTGGATATATCGTATATTCAGATTCGGTCATGGTGTTTAAGGAAGATTACAGCAAGGACATGTATATTGCTCCTAGAGGCGTGAAGCACGTAAAGGATGAAGCAACCATCAAGAGCACATATAAACTGATTGGGAATATGCCTAGCAACGATGGAGCTGACTGGTGGATTGGTGATGTCGGAGTGGATATGGAAACTTGTTCATGGTTCGCTAAAGCCATCGGAAAGAGCGACTCTCAAGGTTGGGGCGATAGATGTTACGCTGGCGGTAAGATTACATCTGGAACTCGAGAAGACCTTGGACGCGGTGCTCTCAGGAATGGGTCGCATGCTGGCTCTGTGTTCGTGTCTTGCTGGAGCTGGCTTGGCTGGGCGTACTGGTATTTCCTCGGCTGCGATTAAGAAGAGGTCGTTGGGGGGTGAATTTCCTCTAGGAAAGAGGGGGCTCCCCTAATACGACCGGCTGAAATATAAGGACTTACGGCGCACGCGGTAATCTCAGGAATGGGTCGAATGCTGGCTCAGTGTACGTGAATTGCAGGAACAGGCTTGACAGGACGAACTGGAATTACCTCGGCTGAAATTGTTAATTTCTAAATATAAAATCCTTGCGTCGTATTTCGCACTCGTAAAGAGTGTAGTTTGCAAAGACTCTTGGACAGATGCCCGAAATACTTTTTATAGACCTACTGAAACTTTTATTTTTGACGAAAGGAGTAAGGGCGGATAGGGTTAGCCTATCTGTCGGGGTTAGTAGTACAAACCGAAAGCCCTTAAAAAGACAATCGATGAAGACGTATTGCAAAACGGTCGATATAACAGATAGAAAACTGATTCAAAAGGCAGTATACAAATGCCTTAAAAAGAAATACAAAAGAAGAGATTCATTGACAATGTTTTCTGAATACACTGGACTTTCGACAGACACTATTAAAGGAATGTTCAATGAGTCCGGATTAAACGGAATGAAACCGATGGTTGAAACAGTGGTTGACGGAGTACGTGAAGAAATCATTCAAGGCAATATTCACTTTCAACCAATATGGTACAAAGAAAAGATTGACGCTTCCAGTCAGAAAGTGCGAAGAATCGGAATTCAGAACATTAAACAGCAAATCTACGATTATATCGCAGTAGAAGCTATGAAAGACTTCTTAAAGCGAATTGGAGAATACCAATGTGCAGCACTGAAAGGTAGAGGTCAATCCTACGGTATCAAAGCAATAAAACGATGGATGAGAAACAAAAATATCAGATACGCTGGTCAATGCGATATCAGCAAATGTTATCCATCAATAGACAGAAACAAATTAATGGAATTTCTTCGGAAATACATTAAGAATGAATCACTACTTGAACTGATAGAAATGTTAATCATGACATTCGACACAGGATTGAGCATTGGTTCATATTTAAGTCAGTATCTTTGCAACCTATTCCTATCTCAAATCTACCATGAAATAGCGGAGAATATGTATCGCATCAGAAAGAAAAGAAGCGGAACAACAGAAAGAATTAATCTTGTGAAACACCAGCTTTTCTTCATGGATGATATTTTGATTCTCGGCACGAATGCAAAAGACATTCACAAGGCTATGAGGCTGATTATTCAGAAAGCGGATGAAATGGGATTGGAAATTAAAGACAGTTGGACGGTATATACAACGGTCGCAAAACGCAAAGATGATGGTCATTTTATTGATATTATGGGTGTCCGCATATACAGACAGCATATCACAATTAGAAGAAGAGTTTTCTTAAGAGTGAGGCGGTCGTACAAGAAAGCACAATCCCTTGTGAAGCAGAGGAAGAAGATTCCATTATGGCTTGCAAGGAAGTGCATGTCATACAAAGGCATCTTAGACCACACGGATAGCTACAATATAAAAAGAAGATACAACGCAAACAAAACGATTCAAATATGTAAGGGAGTGATATCACATGAAAGCAAGATTCGACACTGCGCAAGAAAGTGTTACTGTTAGACAGATTGACGGAATAGATTATATCTATATCTGCCTGAATGAGAACATTGTGACAGAGATTCCAGAGGGACAGGAAGAGAAACAGACTTATCATGAATATGATTACAAGGAAATCTCAGAGCCTACCGGCACTCTCGATTTGGACGATGTAAAAGCTAACCCAGGTAAGTACCTTGACTATGAGAATGAGGTTGGGACGGATACAGAACGTATCGATACATTAGAAGCAACTACAGACGATATCATCTTAATAATGGCTGATTTGATTGGAGGAGAAGCATAATGAAAACATTGAACACACTTAAATTGAAAATCATGGTAAGAGCATTTAAAATCCGTCTTAAAAACGGAGAGTCTTTTGAGGATATTGCGGCAGATTATCCAGCACTTACAGTGGATGACCTTGAGGCAATCCGTGAGGCACTGGAAAAGTAATGGAATTAGGAAACATGACAATCTCGGAATTGATTGAATTACTGCATGAAATTACTAATGAAATCGAGTCGAGAACGATGGAATTAAGCGGCTAAGAGGTAAATGCATGGAAATCAGAGCAAGACCGAAAGGTCTTATTTTTATACTCAAAATTTAAGGAGGAAACATGGAAATTGACGAGTTACATCTGAAACAGAAAGGAGAATAATCATGACAGAACAGACAATTAAAGAAATAATTAAGAGTTTCGCCTACGGATTATCCGCAAAGGAGATTTCCGATAACGAGGGGACATCACTTGAAGTTATGCAGAAGTTTGCAGAGGAACACGCTGCGGAGATTGAACAGAAGAAAGCAGAACTGAAAGAAGGTGGCTGGTATGAGTAAGTTAATCATTGATGTAAGCTATCATAACGGAGTTATCAACTGGGAAAGAGTCAAGGCATCAGGTTGTGCCGGAGCTATCCTTAGATGTGGATATGGAGATGATATCGCATCACAGGACGATAAGCAGTGGGTGAGAAACCTTGCAGAGTGCGAAAGACTTGGAATTCCGGTTGGAGTCTATTTGTATAGCTATGCAACTTGCGACAGACAGGCACAGAGCGAACTTGCTCACATCTTAAGGCTGATTAAAGGGCATACATTCCAGTTACCTATTTTCATTGATGTGGAAGAGCCAGGAACACAGAACTATGCTCCTAGATGCTGTGAAATTGTCTGTGAAGGACTCAAAGCGAATGGGTATACTCCGGGAATCTACGCATCACTGAGTTGGTTCAACAACTACCTTGGCAGTGTTCGTGGAAAGTATGTTGAGTGGATGGCAAGATACAAGAATCTTCCGGAAGATACTTACAATGGTCAGTATGCAATTTGGCAGTATTCATCCGATGGTCATGTAGATGGAGTCAGCGGAAGAGTAGATGTGAACCATTGTTACATGGAGTTTGGTGGAACTGTTCAGCCTGTTACACCGTCAGCACCATCTAAGCCAATGGAAAAGAAAGACTTAGGACATGTCGATATTACATATCAGGCTTATACAACTAAGTGGTGGCCGGCAGTAACGAACAAGGCGGACTGGGCTGGCAAAGGTGACAATGTGCCAATCAAGTGGCTTGCCATTAAAGTAAGCAAAGGAAGTATTCGCTGTAGAGTATATACAAGAAAGAATGGTTGGCTGCCATACCTTACATTCGGCAACAGCTACAATCTGAATGACAAGGTCAATGGAATCCTCGGAGATGGTTCAGAGATTCTTGCAGTTGAGCTGTACTACATTACACCGGAAGGATATAAGTACAAGATGGTCCACTACAGAGTTTCTGTACAGAACAATCCTAACTTCTACGCAGATCAGGTCGATACACTGAAAGCAAGTGGCATGGACGGATTCGCCGGAGACAAATACAGATTCATTGACAAGTTCCAGGCTTGGATTGAGTAAGACTGCAACTGTTCTAAAAAACAAAAATCCCGGGTGAAATTCCCGGGTTCTTTTTATTTCTTTTTATCGTTATTCTTTCTTGTTTGACCAGTCATTGTGTAACCGTTTTTGTTTTCACATGCGGCTTCACGACCTCTTTGCAAAGCAATATTCAAAGAAGCAAGGTCAGGCATTGTATTATCTTCATTGACAAGCTCACCTCTTGCTTTTTCCATAAGGAAGTTGTCGTAAACAGCTTGACAGATATTCACTCTCGATCGCATAGAGCAGTGATTGTTAGCTGTAAGCATATTCAATTGCTCGTGCCATGAGGAACCAGTGTCACCGAACATGCAGTAAGCCATTTGACGAATATCTCTCTCAGTGTAGCTTGTGTTTATGTAAGCATGAATACAGTCAACCATCTTTTCAATTTCTGTATTGTCAACAGTCAAGAATTTATCAGGGTATCGGTAGCTGAGAATGTACTTTTCCATGTTTAATCCTAGCACCGAGAACCACTTCTCAAGTGTTCTGTAACCAGGCTCACCTATTCCGGATTCCCAGTTCTGAATTGTAGTGACTGATTTTCCGAGAGCTTGAGCCATTTGTTTTCTTGTTTTTCCGGCATCTGTTCTTGATTTAGCAAGCATGTTGCCGAAATTCTGCGCTTTTTCAATCTCAGATGACATAAAAAATTTTACCCCCTTTTTGCCATTTCGCAACCAAAAAATTGTGTTTCAAATTTAAAAAAATAAAGACATAATATTTTACGTCTATTTTTCACGGATGCGAACAAAAAAATTAATGCATAATTATAAAAAATTTAATAAGTACTTTTTCCTCCGTTTCCGATATAATAAAAACAAATTTTAAAAAGGGAGGGCAAACACATGAAAGAATTTTTAAACACTATTGCATACTTATTATCGGTGAGACCGATTATTGGTGAAACTGAGTACATGAGACAGTTGTCTTCCTACATTGGAACGATTGTCCCGGAGTCAAAGTCAGACCAGTTTGATCGATTTCCTCTTGCATCTTACACCAGTGCTGACAATCTTGCAAGTGATATCTTCAAATTTATTGATGATTAATTCTTAACAAGCGTTATTCGTTTCTCTTATAGATAGGTCAGGGGTGATTTTTATGGATGAGAAAGAGAGACTGAGATTGCAACTAATAGAAATGATCGTTAAAATAGAAAGCGCAGGCACAATAGAGTACCTGCACACATTCGTTAAACTTTTTTTAGAAGAGTGGGGTTAGTCCTTGCTCTTTTTATGCGATAGCATATAATTTATTAAATTCATAATTATTTCTTGTTCCTCTTTATTCAATAAAGAGAGTTTGTTATAAAATTCAAAATCTTCTTCAGCGATTTCTTTTGAAACCTTAGCTTTTCCTTCTGAATACTCTTTTGTTTCATCACCATCAAATCCCATCAGCCATCCTTCACTTACTCCAAGAGCCATTGATAATACCATAATTTTATCTTGACTCGGCTCAACTTTGCCTGAAACATATTGGCTTATATTAGACTTGTTCATTTTTACGTTGTATTTTTCGCAAAATGGCAATGTTTTATTCAGTATATCAATTTGCTTTAAATTTTGTTTTTCCATTATTTCTTTTAATCTAATAGAAGAACTGCTTATTTTCATTTGTAACACCTCCTTTCCGATAAATAATATAACACTGTTTGAACAAAAGTTCAATACGTAAAACTAAAAAGTTAAAAAAGTTGAACAAAAGTATTGACATACTGAAATTGCAATGATATGATTTAAGAAGTTCAAGATATTGAACTAGAAAGGAGATAAAAAGATGTCATTTGATTACAGCAAACTAAGAGGAAAAATCGTAGAAAAATACGGAAGTCAGACTGAGTTCGCAAAGGCTATGCAGTGCTCAGAGCGCACATTATCGCTGAAACTAAACGGAAATGTCATGTGGAGACAGGATGAGATTTGCAGAGCGATTGAAGCTTTGAATTTATCAGAAAGCGATATTCATGACTATTTTTTTACGATGAAAGTTCAAGATTCTGAACTTTAAAGAAAGGAGAAAAAATGGTTAAGACAAAGGGTTATTCAAATGAAGAAGATGTGAAGACGCTGAGAGATTGCGTAGAATTTTATGCACTTTCCATTTGCGAAGACATGGAAAAAGGAGAGGGAATTGAAAGAACATTACAGAGATGCAAAATTCTCAATTCCCTTGTTGGAGCATTAGCGACTATCGGTAGTTAGAAAGATTGAATGGGTTCTTAGCTACATCGACAGAGTTTTCTCCGGTAGGAAGTTCTTTGATGATTTCAGAGTAGTATTGGTCGTACATTTTCTTGAACTCATCGAAAGAACCAGTAAATCCGCAACACTTAGCTGTTGCATAGGAAGAAACAAGTTGATTATTATCCATTTCAAATTCACATCCTTGTGTCAATTTAAGTAGATTATAACACAGAAAAATATATTTAGAAAGGCGATACAAGATGAACGAAATTAAATTATTTACAAATAAAGAATTTGGTGAAATCAGAACAATGAATATTGATGAAGAACCGTGGTTCGTTGGAAAAGATGTGGCAGAAGCACTTGGATATTCCAACGCAAGTAAAGCTGTTTCTACTCATGTTGGAGAAGAAGATAGGATTTTAAAAGTCCTTGAAGCAGATTCCCAAAATGGGAATGTGGTAAAAACGCAGACAGCACTTATCAATGAATCCGGTTTATACGCATTAATCTTTGGGAGTAAGTTGGAATCCGCTAAGAGATTCAAGCACTGGGTTACATCAGAAGTGCTTCCGGCAATCAGAAAGACTGGTTCTTATCAGAAACCAATGAGTCCAGTAGAAATGATGCGTATTCAGTTAGGTATGATTGACGACCATGAGGGACGTATCACAGAACTCGAACAGAATATGACGATTGATTACGGACAGCAGATGTCACTTGGAGATATCGTCAACAGGGTTGTGGTTGATTCTCTTGGCGGTAAAGATAGTAACGCATATCACGAAATTGGCAGAAAAGTATTTTCCGAGTGTAACAGGGATTTGAAGCATTACTTTAATGTGAATGCTCGCAACAACGTTCCGAAGAAGAAATTCGATGAAGCTGTTGATTACGTGAAGAACTGGCAACCATGCACTAACACAAGGATTATGATTCAGGAATGCAATGCACAGTTGAGTATGTAGGAGGTGCAACACAATGATAAACAAACTTAATCATGAGAAAGTAAACGGAGATTCCGAAGAACTGCACGCACTGAAAGGGTTCAAGGTCTTATCTGTTGGCAACGGAACAATCGGAGAAGAGTGCGCGTTGAGAATCATGCTGATGAACGAGAATAACGTTGCTGTTGATTTAAGCATCATGGAAGGCGGAGCGTACCTCAGCGATTTCTACGCACTGACAGAGGACATGATTCCTCGTAACTATGAGGATAAATAAATGTTAGATGTAATTGATATCAAAAGGAAGAAGCTTGAAGTAATTGATATCCGAAGAGAACTCCAAGTGATGGAAGAAGATGAATCTGACGATGACCTGACACCATTTCTTGTAGGAGTTATATCAGTAGCAATCCCACTGCTTATGACAGCGGTATGGGCGATATGCGGATATTAAAAAGAGTGCCATAACAAAGGCGGCAACCTTCTGGCACTCGGCTATAAAACCAACTTAATAATAGCATAGGAGGAGAAATGAAACAACCAAAGAAACTTTCATTGTGGCAAAAGAAGTGTGTAGCAGCACATTATCTGAACGCCAAAGACTGGATGCTTCTTGAGGAAACAGAATTCTACTTGAAGATTATCAATAAGTACACGAACAAGACGAAGAGCATTGATAAATTTAGGAGATGAACCATGAAAACAAGAGGACTTACCGAAGAAGAATCAGAGATCGTGTCTGTTGCTGGATTAAAACCGGAAGAATGGGAGTGTGCATTAGAAGATTTTGCATACTTACATATAATAAGGAAGAATTGCAAAAACAGAGCAATTATCGACAAAGAGAAAGGAGTGCTTATCCGATTTGTATAAATGTGATGATAACTTTGAACCAGAAGAACCTGATGTAAAATGCTCTTGTTGCGGATGCAAAATCGATGACGGAGATTATATGTACTGCATATCAGGAAAAATATTATGTGAGGATTGTTTAAACGATCAGTATAGGAGGATTGTATGAACGAGATTGTAAAAGTAACTATTCCAATGGAAACGCTCATGGGATTGCTGAGAAAGGAAGCGGAACTCAAGGTATTGAAAGAACATATCAGTGCTGAAATCGAATCAGAATCAAGTGATTATATTGATAAAAAGAAAATCGCAAGTATTTGTTCTATTCCATTCAATAAGGAAAACGAGGGAGGGGTATTCTGATGGCTGGATTATCAATTCCACAAAGCGAATATAGAGCGCATCCGGCAATCAGTAAATCAGACTTGTTCAAGATTACAAAGTCTCCACTTCATTTTAAATGGTCAATGGAGAACAAGGAAGACAAAACAGCAGCACTCATTTTCGGAAGTGCGTGCCACAAGTATATTCTTGAGCGTGATGATTTTGACAGTGAATTTGCTGTTGCTTTGAACGTGGACAGGAGAACTAAAGCAGGAAAAGAAGAATATGCTAAGTGGCTAGAAGAAAATGAGGGGAAAGACGTAGTTTCTTCTGATGACATGGAGAAAATAAAAGACATGGCAGAAGTGATCGATTCCAACAAGTTTGCAAAGAGACTTCTTTCCGGTGAACATGAAAAGTCATTTTTCTGGACTGATGAACAGACAGGAGAAGAGTGCAAGTGCAGACCGGATGATATTACCATTATTGGAAATCAGCACATCCTTGTTGACTATAAAACTACGGACAATGCAGAAACAGAAGCTTTCAGAGCAACGGCTATCAAATATGGATATGATCTGCAAGCCGGAATGTACTGCGAGGGGTACAAAGCGAACACTGGTGAAGATGCGATATTCATTTTCGTTGCACAGGAAAAGAAACCGCCGTATGCGATCAACATTCTTCAAGCTGATGAATACATGATGATTGAGGGAAAGAACTTGTTTCACGATTTGATGGAAATATACCATAACTGCAAGGTTACTGACAACTGGTATGGATACATGGGCGAAACCGGGGACGTACAGAGTCTTGGATTGCCAAAATGGTTACAGAAAGAATTTGAATAGGAGGAAAAACAACTATGTCAAACAATGAAGTAAAAGAGTATCAGGTAGGAGCACCTACAATGCAACTTCCTGATACGTCAAAAATAAATCAGGGAACCGTTGCTATTGAGTCAAGCAGAGCCATGGTAGAAGCACAGGGAAAGCTTCTGTTGGCAAAACAGTTTCCTAGAAACTACACACAGTCTTACACCAAGGCGATTGAAGCGTGTCAGCGGAAAGGATTTGCCGAAAGTGCATTCTATTCTTATCCAAGAGGAAAAGAGACTGTCACAGGAGTTACGATCAGATTCGCTGAAGAACTTGCTCGTTGCTACGGAAACATGGATTACGGTATTAAAGAGCTTTCACACGAAGATGGACGTTCGGAAATGCAGGCTTACGCTTGGGATTTGGAAACGAACACTATTTCCAGTCAGAACTTTACTGTTGAGCATATTAGAGAGACACGGTACGGGAATAACAAGCTGACATCCCAGCGCGACATCTATGAGAAGACTGCCAACGATGGAGCAAGAAGACTCAGAAGCCGTATCCTTGCAATTTTGCCACCGGACCTTATCGAAAACTGTATCAATGAGTGCAAGAAGACTCTCAGGGGAGAAGAGAGCTTACCACTGTCTGACAGAGTAAGAACACTGGTTGCGTACTTCTCTAAGAAAGGCGTGACACAGGAAATGATTGAGAAACGCCTTAACCACAAAGTTGAGACCATGACTTCTGACGAACTGGTTGAATATACCGGAATTTACAACGGTCTGATTCACAAAGAAACAACAGTCTCAGATTGGTTCGAGCAGCCGAAGACAGCAAGTCAGATCTCAGAGTTAATGAAAGAGGAAGAAGAAAACGAGAAAAAGGGTGATAAGTAAAATGGAATATCATGTGACTGTTAAAGGGTTTAAAAGCGGATTGAATGAGCTTTTAGGTGGAAGAATGTATGACCACCGGACCAAGAAGTATCGTAATCCGGAAAAGAGTAGAAATGATGCAATCTGCGCTAAGTACATCAAACTGAGCAAGGATTTACGTGGCGTAAAGATTGAAAGACCTGTAATTATTCATTATTCGTTTTATTGTGAAAACAAGATGCACGACAGGATGAATGTTGCTTCTGCTTTTATTAAGTCTTTTGAAGATGCGATGCAAAAATGTAGAATTATCAGAAATGATGGTTGGGACGATGTACTCACTCCAACACTATCATTTGATATTGACAAGCAGAAACCGAGAGTAGAAGTGACAATTGAAGAGGTAGAAGAATGAATAATGTAAGTTTAGTTGGAAGACTTGTTCGTGATCCAGAAGTGAGATATGGACAAAATGAAAGTGTTTCAGTAGCAAAGTTTTCACTGGCAGTTGAAAGAAAATGGAAAAGAGACGGTGAGCCTACAGTTGATTTTATCAATTGTACAGTGTTCGGGAAATCAGCAGAATTCACAGAAAAATATTTCCGAAAAGGAATGAGAGTTGCGATTACTGGAAGAATTCAGACTGGCAGTTACAAGAACAAAGATGGACAGACTGTTTTTACGACAGAGATTATCGTAGAGTCACAGGAAATCGCTCAGAGTAAATCAGAAAGTAATGAAAGTTCCACTGCTAGCAATGCAGAAGCTGGAAAATCACCATACGGTTCTAGCGGAGACGATTTTATGTCTGTTCCTGAAGGCGTTGAAGATGAACTCCCGTTCTCATAAGCCGAAAAAGTGTTGCCATCTAGATTGTTTTAATTGTCCGTATTCCGATTGTATATGGGACGAACTTACGTCAAGCGATATGTCAGAGACTAATAATCGAGACTATCAATTTTACGAAGAGTCAACAGGTGAAAAGTATCATAAAGGTACGGACAATGAATACAGAGCAGAGAGAGAAAAGCTGTACAGGAAAGAGCATCCGGTCAAAAGAGATCGTTCTGAATACAATAAGCAATATTATCTGAAGAATAAGGAAAGGATTAAAAAGAATCGTTCCAGTTCTTATGACACTGATTGCAATACGAAAAAATGTAAAAAGTGGAGAAAATCTCACATGGAACACAAGAAAGAATATGACAGAAAGAGATATTTACAAAGAAAGGCAGAATTAAAGTCAGGGGGATCTTGATTTGGGAGAGAGAAGAATGTTTACGAAAAGAATCACAGAATCAGATGAATTTTTGGGAATGCCTAGCAGCTCTCAGATGCTATACTTCCATCTTTCGATGAATGCTGACGATGATGGATTTGTCAGCAATCCACGGAAGATTCAGAGAATTTGCGGTGCTTCAAACAATGATTATGACTTGTTAATTATGAAGAGATTTATTCTGACGTTTGAAAGTGGTGTTATCGTAATCAAGCATTGGAGAATGCATAACTACATTCAATCTGACCGATATAAGCCAACCGACTGCATCGATGAAAAGAAGATGCTTGGGTTGAAAAAGAACAAGGCTTACACTCTGGATGCATCTCAGATGGATAAGAGATGCATCAAGGCAACTGACAAGATTACATCTGATAGAGAAATCGCACAAATTGAGGAACCAAGCAGTCAGATTGAGTCAATCAAAGAAATCATATCGTACTTGAATATGAGAACCGGAGCAAGATACAGATATCAAACTCAAAGCACTCAGAAGCATATTAGAGCAAGGCTGAATGAACATTTTACTGTTGATGATTTCAAGGCAGTGATTGACAAAAAATACGATGAGTGGAACGGGACAAACATGAGCAAGTTTTTGAGACCAGAGACATTGTTCGGGACTAAATTTGAGAGTTACTTAAATCAGAGTGCATCTACTGCAAATTCTGCCAATGGAAAGATTTCTGAATGGAGTGAGTTACGGACATGACAAAAAATGAAACAATTCAAATCATAATGATGATTCAAGCCACGTATCCTCAATGGGATGTGCAAGACAAGCAATACACCGTCAATATGTGGCAGAAGATATTCGAAGAAGAAGAATACAGCGTTGTTGAACAAGCTTTAATGGCTTACATCAGATCAGACACAAAAGGTTTTGCACCAGTCCCAGGACAATTAATGGAGAAGATTCAGTTTATTACTCAACCAAAACAGATGAACGAAGTAGAAGCGTGGTCGCTTGTCAGCAAAGCACTCAAAAGATGCGGGTATTATGCTGATGAAGAATTTGAGAAACTTCCGAAGCTTGTTCAGAAAGCAGTTGGAAGCCCTAGTCAGTTAAGAACATGGGCAATTGACAAAAATTACAATGAACAGGTGGCTAGCTCAAACTTCATGCGATCTTACCGAGAAGAAGTGAGAAACGAAACACTGTTCGGTAAGATGAGTTTAGTTATCAGAAATGCCATTACAGATAACAGAAATGTTGGAATGATTGAAGAGAAAGGATAGAGAATATGAGTGAAGTTATTAAATCATACAAAGGATTCAAAAAAGATATGACTTGCATAGGTTTTCAGTATGAGGAAGGTAAAGAATATGAAGAAAGCAATGCATTAGTTTGTGAAAATGGATTCCATGCTTGTGAATATCCGTTGGATTGTCTTATTTATTACAGTCCTTCGGAAAGTGTATATCATGAAGTTGAACAGAGTGGAAAGCTTTCGAAAGAATCAGGCGATACCAAAGTTGCATCAACAAAAATTAAAATTGGTGCAAAACTTAGTATTGCAAGATTAGTAGAAGCAGCTATTGAATATACGAAAGAAAGAGTCGAAAAAGAAGAGGATTCCGATGGAAGCTACGGAGCATCCTCAGCGACAGGATACAAAGGAGCATCCTCAGCGACAGGAGACTACGGAGCATCCTCAGCGACAGGAGACTACGGAGCATCCTCAGCGACAGGAGACTACGGAGCATCCTCGGCGACAGGATACTACGGAGCATCCTCAGCGACAGGATACAAAGGAGCATCCTCAGCGACAGGATACAAAGGAGCATCCTCATCGACAGGATACAAAGGAGCATCCTCATCGACAGGATACTACGGAGCATCCTCAGCGACAGGAGACTACGGAGCTTCCTCAGCGACAGGATACAAAGGAGCATCCTCAGCGACAGGATACAACGGAGCTTCCTCAGCGACAGGATACAAAGGAGCATCCTCAGCGACAGGAAGCTACGGAGCATCCTCAGCGACAGGATACTACGGAGCATCCTCAGCGATAGGAAGCTACGGAGCATCCTCAGCGACAGGATACAA